CAGATAGTTCGTTTACTAACAAACGCTGTGGTTTCCTGTTTGTCAGTCTGAGAGATACTTTGCAAAGAAGCATCAATACTCTCTAAAGTATATGAAATTTCTTTGAGTTGTTTTGTGAGTTGAGAAATGTCCATAGTAGAAAAAGTAGAATGGAGGACCCCCTAGGCCACCAAGTACTTGGCAACCAGGAGGCTTACGTGAGGGTCAGAAACCACAAAAATGATGCCTCAACCTCCGGTGACTGTCAAGGCGGTTCTTGCTAAACAGTCGCCGTCAGTCTAGTAGATCTCTTGCCTGATCTACAAAATTTGGTGGGTCTTCGATCAGCAACTCAACAAGAGTAGTGAATTTGTCGTCAGACTCAGTAAAAACTGTATCTGTGTTGAGATGCTTCCAGTACTTTAGAGCACTTATGACGTACAGAGTTGACTGTTTAGCTTTGTGTATTTTTCGAATACGCTCGTAAAAATCAATCTCATCAAAAGACTCGTCTGTTAGCTCAGCTATCCTCTTTTCGCATCTTTTTACCTCTATCTGAAGGTCCATATCAGAAAGGGTGTGCTGTAAAGACGAGAGCTTCGCATTGCACTCGTTCATGCTTGCGGGCATTGGGTGGTTTTTGTAAACCCAAGGGGGGAGATTCTCGATAACAAAAGCCGAATCCCACTTAACAACAAGCGTGGGCACCTCTCTAAAACTAGTTGTCGAATAGTCCATCAATGATTTTTGAGGAAATAGTTTTGTTGTAGAAACCGTTTATGCAGTACAAGGTGTGTTTTTCAAACACTATCTTTACTACTAAGTCACAAGAAACTAGCTTGTCTAGTTGGTCTCTGGTTGTGTTTTTGGACTGCCCTATAGCGCCCGAGATGTGTTCTAGCTCCGCTGGCTGTATGGACTGTAGCTCATAAATCAGAAAACGCAATTTTTTAATTCTTTTGCTTCTTTTACTGTCCGCTGCACTGATCTGACGGAAAGCTCGACGGAGTGCTCTTCTTGCAGAAAGAGTTGGATCGTTCGAGGAGACATTCCCAGAGAGGACAGCTTCTCGATCAATGTTCGAATGCGCGTATCGAGCTTGCTGCGACGAGTTGGACTTAGACATAGATGGTGTGGATTAAGGCATAAGCTGTTTCTACAGGTGCTAGTAACACAGAAACCTGGGGGAACAGGTTTTCTATAGAAATGCGTATACACAAAGTGACGTGTGCGAATAATAGCGCAAGAGTTGCTTTCTTGAGGATCTTTGATATAGAGCTGGCCACAGTCGTCTGGAAGCTCTAGGTGGTCTTCCCTGTTGATTAGGGACCTGCGAGAGTCAAGCCACGCGGCAAGCCTCTCAGCTTTGGTTGTAGCCGAGTGCAGAGCGTTTTGACAGACATGACAGCCTGCAGAGGCATCCCTAGGAGGATGGCGCTTGACGTGGTCGGAAGGGAGGAAAAAAGGCTCTGATCGCCCACAGAGACAAGTAAAAGAGGAGCCGTTCCGGTACTCGGAAACTCTCCAAAAACCTTGAATTTTCGTGCGAACGACCAAACCTTGCGGCGTGGCATCCAATGAAGGATCCAAAACCCCAAAAAGCCGGGTCAGCAGAGTTGTTTTGTCCAAATCACTTTGATTTTCTTGTTCTTGTCTCATGATTCTAGCATACGAAACGCATATAAGTGCATGGTTTGCTCTGGTGCTCACGGGAGTCCGAAACCCCCTTACTCAAACTTTCTATAACAAAGGATTCCTTGACGCAAGTCGCGGCTTCAGGACTTTATATGCGGTCTCAGTTTCGCGACATGGTCAAACCCCTTGTATTTATAAAAATAATTTTAAATATCTATATAAATCTCAGCTCAACGACATTTTGTCAAGAAACCATTTTCTGAAAACTTTTCACCTTAGGTACACACAAGAACAACACGTGGCTTTGTTGTAATCAGAAATAATCACGATGGGACATAAAAGGTGCTACTCTTCTACAGGACTCTTAGGAGTCACCCAAATATCCTATGCATTCATGTCTTACACAGCTACACAGCATCAACCGGACTCTTTCCGAGGACTTTCAGAGGAGGTTGGCAGACTTATTCCTAAAGACTGTCTGGAAAACGCAAAAAACATAACTCTTGGAGACCTGTTGAGTACTGACATCTCTGTCTCTGAGTGCATTTCCCTCATTGAAAATGTCAGTAAGTACTCCAGGTTTTATGGCGACCTCGACTCTCAAGAAGAGCGTCTTCTTTCTGGTATTAGGGCACTGAAAGACCACATCTCTCCAAGATGCCGCAAAGAAGCGTTTTCTCTCATTCATCAAGTCAAGCAAACCCATAAACAGGGTTTTGACAATCCTGAAGTTATTAGGAGAATTCCTGGAAACTCTCCGCCTGTGCAGAAACCTCAGCTTTCTCTGGAAGATGCCAAGGACATCGTTGGTGACTTTGTCGAAGAGCGGCGTCTAGCGAACAGAACTCTAATTTCGTTTGACGAGATCGCCAGTTTTGTGGAGAGTGACTATTTAGAGAACGGTAAGTTTCAGTGGAGCACTGCTGATACTCCTCCAGGCAGAAATAGTAATCCACCGTGGAAAGCGGAGGTGTCTAATGCTCTACAGCAGCTGAAGAGTCAAGAGATTATTCAGTTTCTGCGTAAACACGATAAGTGGCACATCCTTCCTGAGTAGATCTCGTATGGCCCTTCGGGGCTATTTTTTATGACCTTTGCGGTTTTCTTCTTAATTTGTTAAGCTTTGAGTAATTGCATGAGACTCATGGCTTCAACTCATCTGCAAGTTTCAGCAGACCTTTCTTGGAGCGCCCTTAAACGCAAGGCTGATCTTCTAGGAGTACCTGCTTGGAAGTTGGCAGAAGAGTTCACTTTTCATGCTCCTAATGGGTCATTAGTGGTAAAAGGTGAAAGCAGCTATAGAAATGAGCTAAACTCAAAATAGGGAGGGCGTTTATTACTGATGCCGGAAAGAAATATTCCTCCGTGTGTAACGCACGGCTCTCTACCTCGTGCTCTGCATGAGGCTAATTTTAACGGCATAGTTACCGTTATTTCATCAATCATCGACACGGTTAGTGGCGTGGGAACAGTTTCTTACTCTCGGTGTCCCTACGGTTATGAAGCTAATTTCGATGGTGTTGTCAGAGCTTTAGAAGACTTAAACACCTCTATATCCGGTATTTCTGGAGGGGGAGGAGGTTCAGCGAATATTGCTCCAGGTTCGGGTATTTATTTCACTGCTTCTGGCAGTACCACAATCATCAATGCATCTGTTGTTTCAGCTTCGGGTATTTCAATCGGAGCTGGCTCTGGTATTTACCTGACTCAAGGTGGTTCTGTTGTAAACGTCAACTACGACGAGGTGTACGACAACGTAGTTTCAGGTCACTTCCTCGACGAAGGTTCCGTCACTATTACGTATAGCGGTAATAATGTCATTATTAGCGGCACCGATACCCAAGGAGGGGGCGGTGGAGGCACCGTTATAAGCGGCGTATCTGTCACTGTTTCTGGCTCTCCCGGTACTGGTTACGGAACCGGTGATCTGTGGTTCGACGTTAACCAAGGTCGAATGTTTGTTTACGCATCCGGCGGTTCTGTCGCTCAACCGGATTGGTATCAAACCAACGCTGAAGGAATTATTCTTAAGGGCACTACTCCTCCTTCGGGCACAGGAACTAACGCGCCACCTCGCGATGGATCGGCTTTCTTCCACGAACTGGTGGGGTCGATATTTGTGTACGACGCTGCCACCTCTGGTTGGTACGAGTCTGGTCCTCGTCGTTCCTTCGCTTACTCAACTGCTGCACCTTCTGCCCAGGTTCCTGGAGAAGGTTGGTACGACGATACAGCCAACGCACTCAAAGTATGGAATGGCACTACTTGGGTTGACGCAAATCCTTGATGACAGTTTGTTGTCAGTCGCTAAGCTGACTAGAACTACTGCATACCAATGGCCAAGGCTAAATCGGACGCTTCTAACCACATTTTTTCTAAACCAAAAACCACTGCTATTGGCAATGGTCGTCACTCACGTCCAGAACGTAAAGGCAAGAAGAAATACCGTGGTCAGGGAAAGCGCTAAACTTAAGAATATGGGTTTAGGCAGAGATGGCGATTGCGAGTTTAATTGCTAGCGAAAACATTTCTGCTGGAAACGCGGTCTATGTGACTTCAACCGGTCAGGCTGCACTTGCCGCAGCTGACACAGTTACTAAAGCATCGGTTCTTGGGATTGCAATCGATACGGTAAGCTCTGGGGCCATACTTCGTGTCAACGCTGATGGAGTTTACACTGGTTATTCTGGTCTGACTCCTGGTGACTTTAGGTTTTTATCTATTATCACTCCTGGTTTACTAATCTCTTCTAGTGAGTTTTTTGCTGAGTTAGCAGCTGTCTCTCTAGATGCTTTTTTAACTAATGTAGGCCGCGTAATCACTCCCACAACTTTATCTATTGAGACTATACCCCCTCAGCTTACCGTTAATCCAAATTCAGTTATCCTTCTTGAATCCAGTTTCGGAATATCGATTGACGCGTTATTATTAGAAGACGGATCGACTATTGATCTAGAGACCGCATCTGCTTAAATCGCATGGCAAGCCTAAAGATTTCGCAACTTGGTGCGATTACAACGGTTGCGAGCGGTGATTACTTTCCTATTGTCAGAGCCTCTGGTGTAACTAACCAAAGGGTAGATATTGGCGTTTTAGATGTACGTTATGCGCCTAGTTCTAGTGGAGATGTAGCACACGAAGCTCTTGCTTCCGGTAATGCTGCGCTTGTTGATGCCAGTACAGCTCTGGCTTCAGGTAACGCAGCCATTCCTTACGCGGATTCGACCAAGCTTGCTATTTCAGGCGGAATTATTGACGGTCAGCTTCGTTCCGTTGTCACTGCATTGGGTGCAAACGGAAGCGGCATCCCCGTGGCTTCTGGCAATTACTTTACTGCCACTCTGAGCACCGACTCTACTGTAACGTTTATCAGTCCTTATCCTGCTGGGTCTTATAGTCTTACTTACGAAGTTGAGAACACTGGCGGTACGATCACTTGGGACAGCTCAATTAAGTGGCCAGCAGATACGGCTCCGACCCTAACTACAGGCAAGACTCATTTGTTCATGTTCGTTACTGATAATTCTGGCAGTACCTGGCGTGCATCTTCTCTTGTTGACTACACCACTTGATATAAATGGATCCTACTACTCAACGTCTAATGGAAGGTGCTGCTGGTGCAGCAGGTGACCCTATTTATGTTGATGACGTTTTTAGTACGTTTTTGTATGACGGCAACGGCAGCACTCAAACAATCACGAATGGGATTGATTTAAACGGTGAAGGGGGATTGGTTTGGGCGAAATGGCGTTCTGGATACTATACAACAAGAGACCATTATTTATTTGACACCGAAAGAGGGACAACTCCATCTCTAAGTACTAACCTCTTAAACGGAGAAAGCACCGCATATACAGATGCAATAACCTACAACAGTAATGGTTTTACATGGAATCAACAGTTTCCAGCTAATCAGAATTTTGGGACAGAAACTTTTGCCTCCTGGAGCTTCCGGAAAGCACCTGGATTTTTTACGATAAAAAAATTCTCAGGTTCAGGTGCAGCACAAACCATAGACCATGACCTAGGGACTACACCGGGCTTTATACTCGTCAAGGCACTGGATGATGCTCAAAACTGGGCGATTTTTCACACGTCTCTGGGTGCAACATCTGGTATGAGCTTCAACACTGATGCTAGTAGCACAAGCCCTATTTATTGGAATGACACTGCGCCTACATCCACTCAATTTACAGTAGGCAGTCTTTGGAGCGCATCGGGCAAAAACTACGTAGCTTACCTTTTCGCTAACGATGCTCAATCGTTTGGCACAGACAGGAATGAGGCGATTATTAAGTGTGGGTCATATACGGGAGGAGGTTCGTCAGATGTCTTTGTTGACCTTGGATTTGAACCGCAATGGGTGATGGTAAAAAGCTCAAGTCAAAGCAGTACTAACTGGACTCTTGCGGACTATGTGCGTGGGATACCGTCAGGCTACAATGATGCCAGTTTAAAGCCAAACGCTAGTGACGCAGAGCAGTCTTATGACTTTATGCGGTTAAATGCGACCGGGTTTACGCTGAACAATCTCTATAGCGACACGAATAATACAGGTCAAACTTACATCTACGTAGCAATCCGCCGTCCGAATAAGCCGCCCGCAGCTGCAACGGAAGTGTTCGATCTACAGTCAGCCGCTAGTGACACCAGTGGCTCCTTGAGTAGCTCAACAGTCTTTGGAGATCTGCTTATTGATTTCAACAATCCGGGCACTGGTAATATTTACAAATATTGGTATTCTCGTCTGTCAATTTCTTATCTAGCTACCGGTATTGGTAGTGAAGTAAATACTGTTAGTTTTTTCAATGGGGAAAGAAACTTTGGCTTTTTGCAAACAAGTTTTTGGGGTAGTAGTGCTTTCATTAATTACACTCTACGCCGTGCTCCCGGCTTCATGGATATAGTTTGCTACACCGGAACAGGTTCAGCCGTGGGAAACACTGGACAGCAAAACATATCTCATAATCTCCAAGCTGTACCAGAGTTGATCATTGTAAAAGGCAGACAATTTTCAAGTGATTTTACTGTTTACAACGCAACCTCTGGACCGGGGACAAATATGCGACTCAATAGAGATAATGCAGACATTAGTGATATCTACTGTTGGGACAACACAACACCCACTTCAAGCGTGTTTAGGGTTGGTGCTGCATTAGGCGGTGATACTAATAACAACGGCCAACTTTTTATCGCCTGGCTATTCGCATCTGTAGACGGTATATCGAAAATAGGTAGCTACACAGGAACTGGTGCTGCTGTTGATGTCGACTGTGGGTTTACGGGAGGCGCAAGGTTTGTGATGATCAAGCGCACTGATGTTGCCGGTCAATGGCTTTATTGGGACACAATTCGTGGCATTGGCACCGGCAATGAAGACGCATATACCATGGATGGAGACCCTGGTAATGCTTATTCGGGGAATGATTGGCTTGACCCACTAACCGCTGGGTTTACAGTAACAGCAACAGCCCCTAACGATCTTAACGCTGTAGGAGGTACTTTTATCTTCATAGCGATTGCTTAATCTTCAAAGTAGAATCGAATTATGGAATTACGTATTCGCGACACTGGTGAGGTAATTACGGAATCTGAATTCCGTTTCCGCCACCCCAACACCTCGTTTCCTAAGGTTATTAGCCGTGAAACGATGGATAATTTCGGCGTGGACCCTGTTTTTGAGGGGCCAGCTGCTGTATGCACTCCTCCTTACCAGACCAGTGTACGATCCGGCGTCCAGGAGATTAATGGAAACTGGTTTACACGCTACATAGTAGGTCCTGTTTTCACTGATTCTGTTGATGAAAATGGTGTTACAACTACTGCACTGTCTAAGCAAGCTGAGTATGAAGCTAACGTAGATGCAGTTCAAGCAGGTAGTGTACGTAGCTTACGTAATAAGAAACTAACTGAATGTGACTGGACTCAGTTAACTGATTCTCCTTTAGATGAGGATGGCAAAGGCGTGTGGGCTGACTATCGTGCGTCCTTAAGAGCGTTGCCGGAACAAGAAGGGTTCCCCTGGACTGTCACCTGGCCCGTCGAACCTACCTAAGTACATGGGAACTATTATCGCTGTTGGAGCCCTTGGGTTTCTGTACCTCATGGGTTTTTGTTTAATGGCGATCAATCCCCGTGATGACGAATAAGTATCGAACATGGACTATGATTAGAGAGACGAAGTCTGGGTGTAAGTAGTGACTAACCGGGCGATTTTCAATCGAAAGTACACTGAATTTCAACCTGGGGACACTCCCGTTTTCCTCGTTAATGGCGGCGGTGTTACTTCTTCTTCACCTACATCTCTAGTAGATTTTGTAGCAGGTGCTGACCTTATTCAAGGTGAGGTCGTTTATGTGAGTGGAGTTTATGCAGTCCCGGCTACCGCCGCAAGCGGTGTGGACGCAGCTCAACACCAAGCAATTGGCCTTACTGCAGAGGCAGCGGTGCAAAATGCCACTGTTTCGGTCAATTTGGACGATATTGCAACCGTAAGTGCTGCCAACATTACTGCTGGTACTGCTCTAGTTCCTGGACAATATTATTATCTGTCCAAGTCTCAAGGGGAGCTTACTGAGTTCAGTACTGCTTCTGGAACTGTTACCGCTGCAAGCGGTTACGCTAGCCTTGTTAATCTTGGACTTGCTATTAGTAGTACTGCTTTACACGTAGAAATCCAACCACCTGTAGACCTCTTTAGTTAGGTCTTGTTTTACTGAGGTTTACAAATGGTCCGCCGCCGCCCCTTAGTCACTGAAGATGGTTTAGTTTCCGAACTCCTCGCGGGAGATACGGTACAAACCGGAGGGTCTTCTACTGAAGTTATCGCTGGGAGTGGTCTGGTCGGTGGCGGCGCTATCGGAGCTGCTACTAGGCTCGATTTTGCGATAGCAGCTAACCCTAGTGGCGTTATTTACGTAGGAGACAGCATCGGTAATGACGGCGTTTCGTTTGTAAACGCTACAACCGCACTTAGTTCGGGTAATGCAGCTTTAACTGACTCAGTTGATGCTCTTGCCTCCGGTAACGCTGCGCTTTCTGTTGGAACAGCAGCTCTCGCATCTGGTAATGCTGCTCTGGATTTAGTACCAACTCTTGGTGGCGGCGGCCCTACTGCTGTGTTTACAGCTTCCAGTGTTGTTCAAGCAGGTAATCCTGTTGGCGTGGATGATGCAGGTAAAGTTACTGCTATTGCTCAAGTTACTGATGGAAATAGCAGAACTTTTGGTTCACAAGTAGTTTTTGAGAATGCTGAATCTGGAGACTTTTCTACAGCTTACGACTCTACTAATAATAAAGTTGTTGTAGCTTACTACGACGACGCAAACTCACGTTATGGTACTGTTGTAGTTGGTACTGTATCTGGTTCATCTATTTCTTTTGGTACTCCAGTAGTTTTTCATTCTTCTGCTGTATACACTACTGGTTCTACTTACGATTCTTCAAATAATAGAATTGCCATAACTTTCACTGACAGTTCGAACTCAGAGCAAGGCAGTGTAGTAGTTGGTACTGTCTCAGGAACATCTATTTCGTTTGGTGCTCAAGCTGTTTACAACACAAGTGCTACTTATGCTTCTTCTATTACCTACGACTCTACAAATAATAAAGTCGTTGTAAGTTACACAGATGGAGGAAACTCAAGTTATGGCACCGCAGTGGTTGGCACTATCTCTGGTACATCTATTTCATTTGGTACTCCAGTAGTTTTTCAAGCATCCGGAGTTTCTTTCCCTTCTAGCACCTACGATTCTACAAACGATAAAATAGTGCTTGTTTACAGGGATAACGGGAACTCAGGTTACGGTACTGCAATCGTTGGTACTGTTTCGGGTACATCTATTTCGTTTGGTACTGCAGTTGTTTTTAATAGTTCTGGTGATACTTCGTATGCTTACCCTTGTTTCGACTCTTCTAATGATAAAGTCGTCATAGCTTACTCCGACGACGGTAACACCGGTTCTGCCATTGTAGGCACTGTTTCTGGAACATCTATTTCTTTTGGTACTGAAGCAGAATTCGACTCAAATTCCCTTCAATATACAGCAACCGTTTTTGATTCTACTAACAATAAAGTAATTGTTTCTTACAGAGCAAACTCTGGGTACCTTACTGCAATTATTGGTACTGTTTCTGGTACATCTATTTCATTTGGTTCTCCAGTTGTTGTGAATGCGGCAAGTACTTATTTTCCTTCCTCTGTTTACGACCCTACAAACGATCGAGTAGTTATCTCTTACAGAGACGACGGAAACTCCCGATACGGTACTTCTCAAGTTGGCTCCCCTGGAGAATCTACGTTACCCACACTTTCTTCTAAAAACAACTTTATCGGTATATCTCAATCCACCGTGGCCAGTGGTTCTCCTTGCCTCGTGACTTTACCTGGAAGTTTGTACACAGACCCAACAGCAGGTCTAACAACTGGCGAGTTTTATTATGTAGATCCAACAACTAGTGGTGTTACAACAACATCAGGTACACCGGGAGGTTGGGAGGGTCAAGTTCCTTGGAACTATATCGGTCGCGCCGTTACTTCGAGCGGTTTGATGTTGCTCAAGTCAATCTGACCCAGGCTAAAGTGGATTTAAAGGTCACAAAATTATGGTAGCGCGGCGTCCTGTTGTTTCGATTAGCGGCCTTCGGACTGAGCTGCCTCCTGGTGACACGCTAATTGGTGCATCACCAGGAACTCTAATCGCAGGCAGTGGTCTAGACGATAGTGGAGGAGGGAATTTAGGTGAAGATGTTGAGATTGATGTGTCGATCGCTCCGAATCCGAGCGGTCTGATCTTTGTCGGTAATAAGCTGGGTGACGACGGTGTAGCGCTACGTCTTGGAGAAGCTGCACTCGCAAGTGGAAACCAGGCTATCGGAGTTGCTTCTACTGCTTTGGCAAGTGGTAATGCGTCTATTGCTCTTGCTCAAACTGCTTTAGCAAGTGGAAATGCTGCACTTGAAGCGATCTCTGCTACACCGGGAGGTCTGGAGGCAGAATTTACAGCCTCAAGCACTGTAGCTGTGGGTAATTCTGTTGGTTTAGATGATTTAGGTAAAGTTAGACCTATTACTACTGTTACTGATGGAGCTACTAGATCTTACGGAACACCAGTTGTTTTTGAAACTGCTAACTCTGAGTACATTTCCACTACCTACGACTCTTCAAATAATCGAGTTGTCATAGCTTACGCAGACGACGGAAACTCAAATTACGGTACTGCAGTTGTCGGCACTGTTTCTGGTACCTCTATTTCATTCGGTACTCCAGTTGTTTTTGAATCTACTGAAGTTAGATTTGTTTCAACAGTATACGACTCTACTAATAATAAAGTAGGTATTTTTTATAGACAGCAAAGCGCCCCTAATTATCCCGGTTTCGGGATTGTTGGCACTGTTTCCGGTACCTCTATTTCATTCGGTAGTGCAACTATTTTTAGAAGCCAATTTTGTGAAAACATTTCAGCAGTATTTGACTCCACTAGTAACAAGGTGGTTGTTGCTTATACGGATGGTAGCAACTCTGATAATGGAACAGCTGTCGTCGGCACTATTTCTGGAACATCTATTTCATTCGGTAGTGAAGTTGTTTTCGAATCAGCCGCTACTTATCAAATTAGTACTACCTACGACTCCACAATTGACCGAGTCGTAATAGCTTACAGAGATGCCGGAAACTCAGATTACGGTACTGCAGTTGTTGGTACTGTTTCTGGTACATCTATTTCATTCGGTACTCCAGTTGTTTATGTAAGTCAACAAGTTACACATCAATCCGCTACCTACGATTCCAAAGAAGAGCGAGTCGTAATAGCTTACAGAGATGGCTGGAACTTGTACGGTACTGCAATCGTCGGTAGTGTTACTGGTACTTCTATATCGTTCGGTACTGCAGTTGTTTTTGAAACTGGTGTTACTAACTTTATTAGCGCTATTTACGACTCCACAAGCGATAAAGTTGTTATAGCTTATGAAGACGGCTCAAACTCAAGTTATGGTACTGCGATTGTCGGTACTGTTTCTGGTACTACTATATCCTTCGGCACTGCAGTGGTTTTTGAAGCAGCTGATTCTGGCTACATATCCGCTACCTATAACTCTACAGACGATAGAGTTGTTATAGCTTACAGAGATGTCGGAAACGGAAGTTACGGTACTGCTGTGGTGGGCTCCCCCGGCTCTTCAATTGTGCCCAAAGTTTCTTCTCTAAACAACTTTATCGGTGTCGCAAAAACTGTTGCCGCTAGTGGCTCTGCTGTGACCGTGGGACTTCCGGGTACAGTACAGACCATGTACACTGGTTTGGTTGTGGGTTCTGGGTACTACGTTGATCCCACTTCTAGTGGTATTACAACCTCTAGTACTGCTCCTGCAGATTGGTCAGGCGGAACAGCGTGGCAAACAATAGGAAGAGCGGTATCTTCTACTGAGTTGTACCTGACTGATAGCGTGTGAGTCTGTATAGTTGTTAAGTGAGTCTTATTTCCATGAAAACAATCTGCCGACTGCCGGATTTTACAGACGGACCTAATGTCAGTATCTACCTCATTGAGGACGATAAACAGGTTCTTATTGAATCCGACAAAACCGTCATCGGCGATCCCAGCAAACCTGATGTCATCATCATGGATTGCAACTCAAGTAATGTAGTGCTTCACGAAGGCGTTACTGATCCGGGCAACTGGTATGGTTGGAAGTATCTTTACACAACTGACGACGGTTGGGTTTTGAATCCGAACTGGGTTGATCCTCGTCTTGCTGTTCCACCTAACCCACCTTTTGCAACAGACTCTGCAGATTCTGAATCAAGCGAATCGGGGCTTCCAGAGTAAGTTTATCCGATAAAATAAAAGTAACTAGGTAGTATTAATGGCTGAGAAACTCCCTCTTATTTACATAGACGGAGCGCTCAGCCAGCTGCCTCCGGGTGTTCAAGTTGAAGGTGGTGAACTCGGAAACCTTATTCCGGGTAGTGGTTTAGTCGGCGGCGGAGACTTACAAACTGGAAATAAAAGGCTTGATGTTGCACTCGCCTCGAACCCTAGCGGCGTAATTTTTGTTGGCGACACTATCGGCATGGATGGTGCTGATATTGTTACTGCTGATGTTGCCTTATCTTCAGGTAATGCTGCCTTAGTTGATGCAGTTCCCGCTCTAGCCAGCGGTGTGGCAGGCTTAGCCGATGCAAATACTGCACTTGCTTCTGGTAACGCTGCTCTGACAGCGGCTGTTGATTTTGCAGGAAGTAGTTCCGTTATCCTTACTGCTTCTAGTGTTATTCAGGCAGGGAATCCTGTTGGGTTGGACGATAACGGAAGGGTTAGCGCTGTGGTCTCCCAAACTGACTCAACAGCAAGGTCTTTTGGCACTGCTGTTACTTACGGTGGTGGAAATGATCAGTATGGTGTATCAACTTACGACTCTTCTGGTAATAAGATCGTAATTGCTTATAGTGACCAAAATAATAGTAACTACCTCACTGCGAATGTAGGTGAAGTATCCGGTTCAACTATTTCTTTTCCTAGCTCTCCAGTTGTTGTTGATTCTGCATGGGGTATTCCTCGTGGTATAACTTACGATACTGCTAATAGTAAAGTAGTTGTTTGCTACACACGGGATGCTGGTGGTGTTGCCTACGGTGCTGCAAGGGTGGGGACAATTACTGGTACCACGAGTTCGTGGGGCAGTTCTACAGACTTCAATTCGTTCGTAACTAACAAAGCGAACATTACATATGACTCCTTTAATCAAAAAGTTGTCGTAGTTTACGAAGATACAAATAACAGTAATTATGGCACTGCCAAAGTAGGCACTGTTACAGGGACATCTATTAGTTTTGGGGGTTCAACAGTTTTTAGAACTGTAGCTGTTAATTACCTCGAGGCCGTGTTTGACCCTGACAACAACGTAGTAGTTGTTGTTTTCCAAGATGACGGTGGTTCTGATTACGGTATAGCAATTGCGGGCACCGTATCAGGTACAAGCATATCTTTTCCTGGTAGTGCGGTGACTTTTTCTAGTGTATACAGTCAAGACTTTGGGGTCGCCTACGACACTTCTAATCAGAGATTAGTGATTGCTTATTATGCTTATACTGGGCTTACTAAAGGTCATGCGGTTGTAGGTTCAATTTCTGGCACAACCATAACATTTGGTTCTGTTGTTGAGTTTCTAAATGGTCGAGCTTTTTATAATCGTGCCGCTTATGACTCAACTCTTAATCAGGTAGTGCTTGCTTATAAAGATTTCACTAACAGTAGTTACGGATCAGCGGTAGTGGGTACTGTTGATGATTTAACTATTAGTTTTGGTCCTTCTAGTGCATTTAGTTCTGTTGTTGTTAATTATATAGGTTGCGTTTACGATTCTTCTAATCAACGAGTTGTCGTTAGCTACACAAACGACAGCAATCAAGACGGAGAAGCCGTGGTGGGTTCGGTAGGGGCGTCTGTATTCCCGACCTTAAACTCAGTCAATAACTTTATCGGAAGTGCTCAGTCCACCGTTGCGAGTGGTGACCTTGTAACAGTTAACGCACCGAGATCGATTGACTACAGCAATACTGGCTTGTTAACTGGTTATTTTTACTACGTTGATCCGACTGCAAGTGGTTTTACAACAACCTCAGGGCAGGCTGATAATTGGTCTGCTGGATCTTACTCTTGGGCTCCCGTTGCTAAAGCAGTGTCCCCCTCTGGTCTTCTTATTCTTGATACTATTTAAATCTTGATCTTTTAAAATAATTGGATAATTAAGCGTATTTATTTTACGCCGTTTAGACTTGGGTAGGCAAGACATACTGAATGGTTGATTCCGAGCAGGAACTCATCTCTTCTCTTGAGTGTTTGTGCAAGAGTACTGCCCGGAAGAAATTCAGAAAGGATATAAAAGACTCTTGGAACAACCAGTGTGCCTACTGCGGAAGTGATGAGGCTTATACCCTCGATCACATCCAGGCAAAGAGTAAGGGAGGTGCCACTAGAAGACACAACTTAGTTGCATGCTGTGGACCTTGTAACCTCCGTAAATCTGACGAGGACTGGTTTACTTGGTACAGACAGCAGAAATTTTATTCCGGGGAATTTGAGCTTAAAATCTTTCAATGGCAGTATGCTGACCATGATCGATTCGTCTCAGTCAAGGTTATAGGGGTGGTTTTCAGTCCACCCCCTTCACCTGACAAAGCACTTACTGCTTCGACACTTTCGTGAAGAGACCAGCCATCTTCTCAACTACTTTGTAGAAACGAGCATAGGCTTCGTTATCGGCTGGCGTGGGCGTGAGGTTCACGATTGCCAAAGCTACCAAGTGAGCTGCACCTGCGACTCCGACAATCTCGGACCAGTTGTTGAAAATAAACGACATCAGATTTTCAGGTAGAATAAAACTACTCTAGCTCCACTTAGTAATGGCAGATAAGCACGATATCCTCTCAAAGGCGGTGCATAGTATCCGCGAAGAGAATCCCAAGATGTCGAAGGATTCTGCTTACGCTATTGCAGTTAGTACTCTGCAGAAGTCTGGTGATTTGAAGAAAGGTACTTACGAGAGTACAGAGAAAGGTAAGCGTAGGGCAGAGATGTCTAAGGCAACCAGAGCCAAAACTCGCGCAAAGAAATATAAGATTGAGCGTGAGAAGGAGCGTAAGGGTGAAGCACCTTCACGCGATGGTAAGGACGAGCGCAACACCTCAGGGAGGCTTTGAGCGTGGCTAACGACTGGATTCAAAAAGCCATCGGGAAAAAAGACGAAGGCAAGTTCTCTGCTAAAGCAGATCGAGCTGACATGTCTACCTCTGAGTTCGCTAATCACGTTTTAGCTAACAAAGACGAATACCCTGCTAAAACTGAAAAGCAGGCAAACTTAGCTAAAACGTTAGCTAAAGTGAGGAAGTATAAAAAGAGTCGCTCTGACCGCTAGGCAGACATAGTTTCTATGGCTGAAACTGCAAAGAAAAAACACCCTGAAAAGTGGGCTAGAGCAAAAGCTAAAGCCCGCAAAAAAATGGGTGGTCACTCTGCACGAGCTATGCAATTAGCGACTAAATACTATAAAGATATGGGCGGAAAATACGAAGGTAAAAAGTCAAGTGAAAACAAACTTTCTAAGTGGGGCAAAGAGGACTGGCAAACTCGTGAAGAGTACGAGAAGAAAAAGTAACTCCATGACTGAACTTAAAAGCAAACTGCTTCTTGATAAAAAGATCACCGAAGTAAACGGTGCGTGTCCCCTTGCCACTGTGGACATTGAGGACAACATAAAAAACAGAGATTGGACAATCAAAAACTACGGATACGGTCCACTCAACCCTGCTGTTCCTGATCCGAATTTTTGGGAAGAAAAAGCGGAGCTGTGGAATACTGACCTAGATACTGTAAAGACCGCAAGATGCGGTAACTGCGCTGCGTTTGATCAGTCAGATGTGATTCTTGGTTGCATTGAAAAAGGAATCAACGAAACCAAAGCAGCTGACCCCAGGGAAGTTATGGAACTAGCTGATCTTGGGTATTGTCAGTTGTTCAAATTTAAGTGTGCGGGGAGTAGAACTTGTGACGCTTGGCTTTTTGGTGGACCTATTCGTGATCAGGCAAGACAAACGATGCCTGAGACCGAAACTGAAAACGAGCTGACAGAAATTGTTAGTCAATTAGACAAAGCGTCTCAGACACACAGAAGCCAAGCAAATAGACTTGAGATACTTAAAAAATCTTTGGGAGGTTATGGCCGATAAAGCAAGAGAAAAAGGACGCACTGAGCGTTACCTGCCCAAATCAGCGTGGGCCTCAATGTCTGCTGAGGAAAGGAAAGCTACTGATGAAAAAAAGAAGGCGGCTACACGAGGTAAACCAGTAAACACTCACGTAGCCAACACTGAAAAAGCTAAACGAGCTGGCAAAAAAGCTCGTGCATACAAAGCATCTAAAAACAATGGCTAAGCAAGGAACCTGTTGGGACGGTTACGTCCAAGAAGGAATGAAGAAAAAAGGAGACCGAATGGTCCCCAATTGCGTTAAGTCTGGTAAAGCTGCTTCAGCTAAATCTAAGGCTCGCGCTCGGAAGTCCAAGGCGAAGTAAGACGCATTTCGCCACCTAAAAGTTTTTGTGCTTCTGATCCATCTGAAGGTGTTTCGCTGTAAAAGGGTTGGTTTTTTTCGTCTTCCTCTATCTTCCATAGAGCGTGAAGATCTTCGATGCGTTTATCTAAATCTTTCATCACCAGTTCAGTACGCCAGTCTGCCCAGTCTTCGTGGCAGTATTCCCTAATTTTTTCGACCCACACTCGGTGAATAAAGCCTGGCATAAATTTTTCTATAAACTCAGTGAGTTGATAAATGAGAGCGTTCTTGCGAGAGTAAGCCATTAGTCGCATTGGAAAGTACTCTATCGTATTCTAGAGTGTCAGTAAATTGTTAGTTATTAAATTAATCCAAAAGCGGTAGACTATAAACATCGAAGTATTTATCAGCCGTGGCTCAATTCACTTTTAATCGAGAGCTTGGTGCCAACCCCGCAGGAATTACTCGCTTTAGGCAGTATCGGACTGAGGATGGGGGAAACATCACTGTCAACTCCATCACTGAAGATACGACTGAGGGTTCTGAGCCAAGAGCTGATCTTTTCGCTGTTACCTCTTCTGCAACAGGGACAGGTACGGTCACTTTACAAGCAGGCTCTCACGCTGTGGGTCGAATCTTTATCCGCAGCGGTACCGACGGCACTGTAATGGGCGAAGTCACTGCTCCTAAAATTTCTAATCGCCAGGATGTTTCTTTTACTTTCTCAGTAGGTGCTTCTATCGAGAACTACCTCTACGTAGAGAAAAAAGATCGTTCTCCTTGTGTTTATAGGGTTACCTACACAGCTGCATAAGTTTTAAGAGGTGAACGGAGCTAATATACGTTCAGCTTTTATTCAGCAACTGTGTCTAGATCCTACGGGATGGTTCGGGCAATTAACATGTTCCCCCGAACCTTTTTCGAAATTTGGTTAGGTTCTCTGCTCGTTTTGTCCGAGGGGACCATAACCAAACTTTCATCACCTGTGGTGAAAATTGCTTATATGGTTGCTGCACCCGCAGCAATTGCTTTTTCTTTAACTTGTCTCCTGATTAGCAGGATGACATTACTGACTTCGTTATTTTTGCTGTTCGTTCTTACGACCTGCTCTGGTCTTGTTAGTCTTGCTCTGCAGGACTCTGTTTACCCTGCTCAGTCGTTACTCATGGGTATTGCAGCGTCTGCATTTGCGTTGCTTTTTGATTCACTGATTGTCAAAATAAGATCACGCTGATGCAGTGTTGTGAAAATCTCTGACAACGGACTAGCCGTAATTAAGAAGTTTGAAGGGTTAAGACTTGAGAGCTATATGTGCCCCAGTTCAGTCGCCACTGTGGGGTATGGGCATACTCATGGTGTCAAACTAGGGATGACTATTACTGAGGAGCAAGCAGATGAGTTCCTTAAGCACGATGTAGAAAGTTTTGAGCAATGTGTTTCGACATACACAAACGTAAAAGTTAATCAAAACGAGTTTGATGCACTCGTATCCTTTGCTTTTAACGTAGGCTGTGGTGCATATAAAGACTCCACTCTTCGTCGTTTGTTGAACGAAGGGCAGGATAAGAAAGTAGTTGCTGAGCAGTTCGGTCGATGGGTGAAGGGAGCCGACGGGCAACCACTCCCTGGTTTAGTGACACGTCGTCAAGCTGAGAAAGATCTTTTTCTTGAAAAGATTAAACATCCGAAGTTGGGGCAGTCCATTTATGCCAAGCAAGATACGTATCTAAAGAAGAGAATGGCTGACTCTTCCTCTTTGCTGCCCGAAGAGAAAGTCTTCGTACCTAAAGGATCTGCGTGGGAGTGGAATGAGTTGACGATGTTTGCTGGTAAAACTCACCAACGAGTGCGTCTAACTGCTGACCAAAAGAATTGGTATATCTGGGGCGAACATTGGAAGGTAATTAATGATGTTCCACCCGGTGCAGTCACACAGAACAAGGGATCTGGTATAGATCTGGATGTTAAATACTATTCACAGCGAGATAATTACAGGGACTCTGATCGCACCTGTTATTCTTCTTCTTGTGCGATGTTATTGAACTACTTAAAACCAGGAATAATTAGTAATGACGATGATTACATCAAAACTGTTTTCTCGATTGGAGACACTACAGAAGCGTGGGTGCAAGTTAAAGCACTCTCTTCTTATGGAGTTGAAGCCGAGTTCAGGCAGGACATGGGTTGGGAGGATGTCGAGAACTTGCTGCGCAACTCTATTCCTTGCCCCCTTGGGATTCTGCATAGAGGCTTGTTGGATTCCCCCAGTGGAGGAGGGCACTGGATCCTTGCAAAAGGAATTAGCCCGGACGGAAAGAATATTATCTGCCACGACCCATTCGGATCCCTCGATCTGGACACAGGGGTTTACCTTTCTGCGAATGGTGCCAACCAGCTGTACAACAAAGAAAAACTCGGAAAGAGATGGACTATTTCATCTGCCCATGACGGATGGGGCATTGTGGCAGAACACCCCTAGAGTGAGTCCCTTCACTTTGATGCCATGAATACCGACTACCTCAAGGACTGGGATTGTCCTCTGGAAAACCAGAAAGCTGAGTTCATGCAGTTTCTCTATGAGCGCAGTGGTCGCACTAACGGTCTGTTGACCGGGCTGTGGGCAGAATGGGACAAAGAAAATGAGGGCTTTGGGAGAGAAGCACGTGAGGCATTCTTTGCGGACCGAGTATAATTAGGTAGCGTTAATAATCGCACGTTGAGTAGATCTGACCGCGATTATAGAAAAGAATACGATTCGTACCATGGCACTCCAGAGCAAAGAAAGCGTCGTGCAGCTCGTAATAAGGCACGTCGACATCTTGAGAAGAGTGGTCGAGTACGTAAACACGACGGAAAGCACGTTGATCACAAGGACTACAACGCGGAGAACAACAGCTCTAAAAATCTTCGGGTAGTCGCCGCTAAAACCAACCTTAAAAAACAACCTAAAAGGAGTTAAAGTAAGTCATGGCTTATCTACAACGCCCAGGCGGGAACGGACCACTGCCAAAGATGACTCCTTTAGGAGGGATGGCAGCTGTAACTACACAGTTACCTCCTCCGCCTGCCATGTACCACTCCTCTAATACAGCCGTCACAGGCTTGCGAGGTTTGGACAACATTAATCGTGTTATTACTCAGTACGAGGTAGACACGGGAAAGTACCAGCGCCCAGCAGTAGGGACTACTAACTACCAGCTGGGCAACATTATGCCAAGTCAAGAGCCCGTGGGCGTTGCAGGGTACAACCAAGCAGGCAAGATGATTATGCCTGGAAAAGCGGCTGACTTGAGTCACCAACAGTATCTGATTGCAGAAGCTAATAATTTGAATCCTGCTCTGCGTCAAGAGGTTGCTATGGCTACTTCTGTACCTCAGCAGAACTTCTTTAACGATCAGAATCCTTCTACATATCCATTGATTAACTACAACATGCCTGACAATCTCTACATGCCAGGCGCGGTTCCTGAGGAGAAAAAAGGTGAATAGTCGTCTCCGCAGTGAGCAAATGCCAGGTTCTGGCGTTCGCATGGCAGGAATGCAGATCGGGCTGGGACCTTCCGAAGTGATTCGTATGGTCTCCAACCCAAGTGAGATCACAAAAAGACTCCGGTATCAGGAAGCTTTTCCACGGACCTAGTATGCTGAGTGCCATTATCTTGGCGCTAAGTGCATACTGCTGAACTCGATTGGATTACTCCTCGTGCTGAGGAAGTTATTGCTCGTCATGCAAGGGTGTCGACGAAAAACCCTGATCGAGCTGAGTTTAAAAAGCTAATTAGTTTTTGCATCAAGCACGGTCATTGGTCGGTGTTCGAGCAAGCCAGTGCCAGCTTCGAGATCCTGACCACCAGGGCGATCTCCCCACAGATCCTTCGTCATAAGACAGCTAATTTTCAGGAACTTTCTCAGCGGTACTCGAACCCGTGGGAAGTATTAGAGGAGCTAGAGATCGATGCGACTGACTTTTCTATTCGTCAGCAAGCAACCTCCAATCGTCAAAGCAGTTCAGTAGAAATCCCATACGAGATTCAAACTCAGTTTCGTAAACAGATCCAACTGCTAGATAAAACTGCGCGAAACCTGTACGAAGATATGCTCGATGCAGGTGTTGCCCGTGAGTGTGCTCGAAATATCCTCCCGTTGTACACGCCGAGCAGACTCCACATGGCTGCCCCCATTCGCACTTTTGTGCATTACGTTGGCTTGCGTGGCCAGGGTGATACTCAGCTGGAACATAGAAAAATTGCTCTTTCTATTGGGAGACAGCTACAAAAGCTCCTGCCGACAATTACTGAAGCGTTGATGGAAGTCGAGGAGTCAAGCCTACGAGGTTGGAAATCCCTTCGTACATTGTGACGTTGGGACTACTAGGTATAGCTTCCTCGGCTGCTTTGAGTAACCGAGGATCCATCTTGTCGGGGAGCCTAACTCCACCTGCCATTCTGATTCGCAGCATCAGAATATCTAGTCGTGTGTAGTTACTATAGAATTAAATAAATGCTCTGACGTTGTGAACATTCTCGATTTTCTAGAGAATTTTATTGCTGAGAAAAACCTAGTCAAAGAGGGATACGTTAACCCAACCTATCCAGTTGGTGACCCAAGGTATGGAGAGGCAGTAGTTGACTTTATGGGAGACCCATACTCACTGTCACCTCAGCGAGCTAGGACTCTAGAGCTGCGCAGAAACATGGAATACGACCGTGGTGGGTTACAGATGTACCCTGGATATGATATGGGTGTAGACCAGATTGTCGAGAGAGAAAAAACTGGACCTTACAGCTACGAGTTTCGTTACTGATTAGAGCCCAGGTGCTACTCCGTTCCAAGGGTCGGGCTTTTCGAGTTCTGTCGGTTTTGGTTGCATTGCAGCCGCTGCTTGCTGAGCCTGAATCATTTGGATCGCTCTTTTGTGCTGATCCAAGTCTTGCTGCAGTTGTTTGGTCTGTGCTTGAGCCCAGTTTGATGCGTTTTTAGAAAGATCGTCTAAGGCATTTTGAGCGTGGGGAAAGTTGAACACCACTCCAACTCCCTGTTTAGTAGCGATTTTTTGTCCATTTGACTCTTCAGCAATGACGTTTAAAAAATCGTGAGCATGGTTAAGAGGACAGTTAGCCAAGAAGGAAAGCTCAACCGGATCTACTAGCCCTCGGTTTTTGTCGTAGAGAGTGGCGAAGGTTACTCCTACTCTCTCAGCTTCCTTATCCGTTTTTTCCTTCTTGACAGATCGTTGCTCTTGGAGAGAAGCACCCCCAAGTAGTCCTCCCATAAACGCGAGAGAGGCTCCGGTATAAACAGGATTAACCATGGTGGTGGCAACTCCGATTGCACCTCCGATGATTAGAGCTACGTCAACTGCTTTGAACTGAATCATGCTTTTTAAATGCTTTGTCCCACTTGTTGAAATCAGGGTCTTCCGCAAACTCGACAGGCGTGGGAAGCCTTGTGTCACCTACAGAAGCTCGATCGGATGTTACGTCATACTTTTTGAGTCGTAAACCTTGGACGGCAAAGCCTCCATTCTTCTGCACTATATTGCCACAAGCTGGGAGTTTAAGGATATTTTGCAAAGTCTCCTTTATACGTCCCGTAAAGTTTGGCTTATTGCAAGGTCTGTATTGACATGCACGTGAGTACTGCACGTAGCTTGCATATAGTTCACTGTATGCATCTTTGACGATTAGTCCTCTCTCCTGCTCGTCTGCTGAAGCTTTGAAAGCACCTTTACCAATCGGAGTGGTTGTATTGGGGGAGTAGAGACAACACTCATCAAGCCACGACACGTAAGGGTTGTTGATCTTCAGTGCTTCGAGGTTACTGACAGCGAGCGAAGGCACATGCTTAACGGGATTCGAAAGCACATCGCGCATTTTGTCAAAACTCATCGACAATGCCCACGCCACGATGCCGCTCATCTCAGGCACAAAAGCACCCTCAATACGATCTTCGTAGACATCTAGAAGCTGGCGTCTGCTGCTCGCAGGGACTACTTTGTCCATAACGATGGTCAAGCGACGACGTTCAAGACCAGAGCTGGAGTCGTTAGAAGAGATGTGCTCATTAGATGCAATACACACCAACAGTTCAGGTTTAAAGCTGATGGTTTCTTTGCCGTACTTGCGCTCAGCACGAAGGGTGTCAGACGCCGAAGTAAGTTTCTTTAGAACGTCCATACGTTTGTTGTAGTTGGACTCGTCAGTGAGCAGGAGCAGTTTCTTTCCCATCAAGTTGTACGTTTCGAACTTGTTGGTTTCGATAATCTCCAAGGACGACGTGTGGGTGGAAGTAAAGCCAGCAAGAGCAATCATCAATTGCTGCATCGTTGACTTACCAGTACCACCAGGACCAACTAAGTGCAGGAAACGTTCGCCGGAAGTGTACCCAGTCAGCAGGGCACGAGCGTAAGCTTGAATCAATACAGACTGCTTTTTCCGAAGAGATGTCTCAAGCCAGTTAAGAAACTGAGGGCAAGTAGCCTGAGCGTCATAATCAAACCCTAGTTTTGCTCGGATAAACAAGTCTTTATGAAGTCCTTCCTGGAACTTCATTGCTTTGGTGTCATAGACACCGTTCTTGAAAGGGATATAACCTTGAGCTGTGCTCCAGATGGACTTGCGTCCGTTGTCTAGAGACTTCAAGAACTTGCCTTTAAGGATTTTAAAAATCGAGTCAATAGTGGTAGCAGTGTATTTGGCAATCAGAGTCGCTTTAACAAAGGTATCCAGAGCAGAACAGATTTTCTGTTTGATGTGCTGCTCGTCCATGGAGTACCACACACCCATCTCTTCGTCATAGGTGTAGAAGCGGTCTTGGACACTGTCATACACAAAGTTATGACCAAAGGTGTTGCTGATTGCATTGGCTACATCGTTCTCAGCAAATGCTGCTTTGTCGCCACCTGCGTCCGGCAGGTCGATCTTCTGAGTGGGTTCTTTGATGCTTGTCATAGGTTTTGATGTGTTCTCTAGGACGTAGTCGTCTAGAGAGAGGATGTTGTTAGAAGGCCCAGGTCGCCTTTCGGCGAGTTTTTGCTGGTCTTCTTTAGGAGCAAGCTTCTCGAACAGAGCGTGGTCGAGGAGAGCTACCTTTTTCCAGCAAGCTACGACTCCCAACTCGGAAGCCAAGGAGATCGCTGGTAGAAGGTCAGGTGCGTTTCGAATCGAATCGAGGATCCGACGAAACTTACCGTCGAGGTCGTGTGGGTAGCTGTAGATATTGTAAAACGCTTCTTGCGCAACTGTCAACCCAGATACACTGCTTGACAAACTATGCTTATCAAGCCAGTTGCACCAACCTATGAGTTCCTTGAACACGTTGGCCATGGTGGCGCTACGGTCGTCGACCTCGTTTCCTTCAAGGACGTTTCTCACTAACTGAGAGCAGAGCTTCGTTAGATCGAGACCGTCAGGGCTGGTGTTGTTTCTAGAAAGAATTGTGTGACCGTCACTATCGTCTTCCTGCTCCTCTTCTTGTGCTATAGCAGCGTATTTTTTATAAGCCTCGTCGATGACAGCAGAAGGTATGAATTTGTCTGTGACTGTTAGGATCCCTTCAACCCCGTGGGCTCCGTAGAACAGGTGAGGAACTGAAAAAGCTCTGAAGTCTGATCCAGGAATTTGCTTACCAATTGTTTTTGAGAACCACTGGTAGAACTTGGGGTCTCGGATTTGTTTTTCTAAACCGAAGACGAGTCTGAATCTTGGCCAGTTCTCTGTCCCAGAAGGTGAGTCATAAGCAAAGCTGAGATACTTCTGGCATACAGGTAAATCGAGAGCTTCAGCATATGTAAGTTCTTGCTGCTGAATTTTCTCTCCATTAGGTCCTTTTTTGTCTGCCTGATTATCGATGTCAACGATAATAAGACCGGCTTGTATTAGCCCTGTGTTCTTTGACTCTCTCTTACCATCTTGTAATTGCCACGCACAAAGACCAGCTTTTAGAGCAACGTATTCTGAAATCTCAAAAGAGTCGACTTCTACAGCTTCCCAGTTCTCATTGAACGCCTGGAAGTTGCCTCCCTGTAGAATCTTACCTGTCTCATTGTCGACATAGTTTGCGACTACAGTGTTGACGGAGCATGAGAATTTCATTTGATGTCAGCTTGGTCTGCTATTATGATTCCTGTGCGGAATGTACGCAAGGGGTGCAACGGTGAGCTGTAGCTTTTCGCTAGCTTAAGCGCTCGCTGCCTGCATATCATAATATTGCCCAACTAATTCCATCCACTTCTTTTCGTCTTTTTCCACCATTTTTTCACCAAAAGTGAATACTTGAGTACTGAACTGCTCTACAGCAGTGGTAACAATTATTTGCGTTTTAGAGATCTTGATGTCAAGGCACTCCTCTGCTGCGAGTTTGTACGCAGCTAGTTGCAGACGTGTCTTCTTAGCCTTGAACGCACCTGAAATTAAAGCTTTTCTGGTTTTCATATCTATGTCTGCGTCCTTTGGTGGGAACTTGGCAGCGTAGGGTCCGTTGGATGTTTTAAAGTCCGCGAGGATAATTTCACCGTTTGCGTCTTCGTAGATGAGATCGCAGCAGCCTGCGTAACCTTGCTGACGCTTGGTGTCGTAATAAAAGATACGCCCTACTCCGTCATCACCAACGTATTTGTTCCACCGTGGTTGTTGGTAGGGACGCTCAGACCACAAGACTTTTCCCCCTTCGAGCAAAGAGTCGATTCTTTCTGGCATGCCTTGCCAGTAAGGGAAGTAGTCATTAGGAGGAACTACCTTTAAACCAGTGATGTGGTTTTCTACTGCATTGTGTATCCAGGTCCCCCTTGTGGCGGCAGAGTCGGCTACTCCTGGATTCATTTTGTTCCAGTAAGCTAGCTTTCTCTGCTGTTCTTCTGATTGTGTAGCTGACAGAATTGAAGTGACGCTAGGTAGAGGTTTAGGAACACCACCGCAAACGTAGTGCCTAAGGCCATTAATAGTTACTCTTGTATCACTCACAGGGGTGCTCAGAAAGGATTAGCTAGGTCGTCGTTGCCTACTGAACTGCTGTCGTTGTCCAGAAAAAATTCCTGCATTTGGTAAAGATACTGCTTGTTTCTGTTTTCTAGCTCACCTAGCAGACAGAGTCCTGCGGAGAAAGACTCAGCAACTATTTCTCCTGCAGTATCTGCGTCTCTACCTTTACCGTTTTGATCAATGCACTCAGTTAGTAGCTGATCGCTTAAAAGAAGTGCAGCAATTTTGTCGAGTTTGCTGCTTTGCTCGATTTGTATGTCGATGAGTTTAGATAAAAGCTCTTTGATATCACTAGCCACTACATACAGCCTGAGGTCGCTGCCAGTTTAGTGCAAAATCTATTTCTGTGTTCTTTTTGTGCGTTGAGTCAGTGGAGAATACAAACCACGCTGATGTCACTGAGTCTTTTGCTTGTTTGTTATCAGCACGGAACGCAGGACGTGGCGAAAGAACAATCAAATTTCTTAGGGAATGAGACTTTAGTAACACCTCTCGCGAGCGTGTGGGCTCAAGAAAGCTGATGCGATCTAGTAAACAGAAGCCTTTTTCGGGCATACTCATGGCTGCATCCATTACCCACTCTGCTTTTTTACCTAGCCCTTGTGTCACACAAATCATCCAGTCGATTCTAGGTAGGGTTTTCCAGCTATCGCTATCTGCCAAATCGTCTAATGTGCAGGAGTAAACTTCGCAACCTTCTCTGCTTACCTGCTTCTCTAGTAGCTGCTCCTGGTCGTTGATCACCAGCACTCGGCCAAGGACAATGTTCTTGGCAGCTAGAGGAGAGAAAACTAATTCAGGGATCTTGTAAAACATGAACGAAAACGAAATACTCGGAAGGATTCAAGGTTACTTAACAATGGAGCAGGAATTCCATCACCGTAGGGTATTACACAGCTGTAAGAGTCTCGACAAGAAGGAGTTGACGGAGATACTTGGAATTGTACATACAAACTACCTAGTGAAAACTGAGATGTTTAAAAAGCTCGTGGCTTACTGCATCTCCCGTGGTTATGACCTGCCTCCCATGTCGTCGCTCTTCGAAAAACGCGAGACATGAAAAAAGGCTCTGCGTCAACTAAACAGAGCCTTAGTTCATCCTCTACTTTTTACAGCGCCATCCTTAGAGGAAGGGTGTTGAATGGGGCCGTTCATGAAACCCCTGGCGCTTGCGAATCATACCTCCAAACCAGCAGCTTTGATCGCTGCTTTCTGTTCTTCCGTAAGTTCTTTAGGTTTCTCGACCTTAGCCTCAGGCACTGGGTTCAGTGCTTTACCGGCTACACCAGCTCCAGCAGGCAAGGAAGTCAGACCGCCCATCTGCATTCCATCTACACGCTTCGGGTTTGCTTCGATGAAAGCTTCCTTAAGCGCAGCGATGTCTGCTCCAATAGGAAGCTCAATGAGATTGCTGCCGGAGATATTACTCTTAAGTGCAGCTCCCACCAAGTTTCCACCATCGCCTTCGAGCCACTTCTCAATGTCTTTGACAAGTTGCTCTTCTTCTTTACCGGAGACAGGGCGATCTTTGAACTCCAACACGTTGTAGTTGATCTTACCTTTGTCTTCACCCGTGGTGGGATCGGTCTCGTTAAAGCTCTTTTGCAAGAACCTAGTAGAAGTAACTACTTCCGCGACGTTGATCCTGTTGTTGTAGAGCGTGTGGAAATAAGAGATAAAGTTCTTCTGAGAAGACTTACCACTAATGATGCTAGTAGATACACAACGCTTAGGGAGCAAGCGATGGGTAGGGCTAACACCAATGTAAGCAATACGAATGAACTCCTCGTGAGAACGCATCCCCAGGTTCCCAAAGAACGGAGTAAACCCGAGAAGGATGAACTCAATCGGGATACCATTATCGTTCGAGTCGATGATGGCCTGGTCAGGATCGTTATCGGATTTCCAACGACGAGCCTGAAGATCGACTCGTAAGGTGTGGGGCGGTACTTGACAAAGGATTTCGTCAGCGTCGAATTTTCCAGCGATGTACGGCATGAGTTGGTTGTAGGAAGGTAAAAGAAAGGATCGGGATCAGAACTTAAAGTCAACAGTTCCGAGAGCAGCGGCAGCTACTTTTCCCTTGTCAGGGTCAGCAGCTTTCTTAGGGGTTGGCTTCGAGCCACGTGGCAGATAAAGCACTTTATCCACTGAATAGTTAAGGAATTGCTTGTCCTCCTTTGAGGAACAGGAGACCTTGCCTACTGCGACAGTCGGGGTTCCAGGGGGCAACTCCGAGAGTTGTTTGCTTTTTTCACCCCAGGCTGTGAGTTTGAACCACTGAGTTTCTTGGTCCTCATCCTGCCAAGCGATCGAGCGATTAGTGACAGTGTTGTCTCCAAGCTGGACTTCATCAGCTTTCGGACCCAAACCACCTGTGGCCATAAACATGTTCATGGCAAGGATGTCGTCGAAGGTTTCTCTAGTGACAACCATCATGGGTTTCATTTTGAGACCTTCACCATCTGCAATGGGTTTGGTTGGCCCGATAGCAAGGATGTGGTCGCCCTCCTGAAATTTTTTCAGCTGGTTAGCTACGTAGCTACCCGGTTTGTCCAGGAGTTGGACTTTTGTGGGGATTTTTTTGTCGCTTGAAGGTAGCGCTTCAGTAATAAGATCGACTAGACCTTCCTGCTCTTGGGCAGTGTCTGTGACCCTAAGGCCCAGCATGAAGATGTTCATTGAGATTTCGGTAGACGGTAGATCGGTGTACGTTTAGTGCCTTGGCAATCTGCGAGACAGAAGCGCCTTGGCTATGGAAAGCTAACAGCATTCTCTTGTCCCCGCCAGTTAATTTCGATGCTTTGTCTGTCTTATATGAGAAGTGGTATGGGTTAACACATTCTTTATTATTGCACTCAGTCTTGACAACACTGTCCTTTCTGATATCCATGTAATCGAGTATGAGGTTCCTAAGGTACAAGCGAGAACCAAACGCATACAGCACTGGAGAGCTGTTTGTGTAAGACCCTTCCCACTCGTAACAAACTGAGTGACTGAAGTTATTGTATGCGAGGTCGCAGAAAAGCTTGCTGACTGGATCTTCCACACTTTTCTGTTTGTAATCCAGTGTGAAACGCTCCAGCCCAAGTGCGCGACTGATGTCTAGAGCCTGAGCTTGAGCGTGGTTGCTGTCGTTAGCTACAACACCGATGGATCTAGTCTTCTTGTTTCTAAATCCGATCAGTGTGTAATTCTCATTCAACTTCGATTCCGTTCAGGCTCGCTGCTGCTTTCCAGCCAAGACCAAGCTTCTCTTCAGCAAGCATGGATTTGATCATATCCTCGGTGTATCCCCAAGTACGAGCACGATTGAGTGCCTCCAGGCCAATCATACCCGGTGTGCCTTTCTCGCCAATAAATGACGACAGTAAAACAGATGCACCTACGGTCATGAGTACTCTCAGAGCTTCGGATTAATCTAACTAGGGCTTAGTTCACGTCAACACTATGTTTATGTTTAGCAGACGCAGGTCTACTATTCCATAACATTGCAGCAAACACTGTGACCCACGTGGTCACCATCGCCGCTAACAATATTGTCATCGATTCCGAGCGCGTTCTCCAATAACCATTCCTGCTGCTTCGGCTCTCCTTCTTGCTTCTGAGAAGGAGATATTCTGACCGGCTGCCATCCGTTCCAGTCCAGCTTCACCAATACCTTGTCCACCTTTCGAGGAGTCAGGTACATTTTGCTGGCCTGCCTGAAAAGCGTTGTAGATGTCCATAGCACCTTGTGAAGGTGCTGGTGCTGCAGGAGCTGCCGGAGCTGGGGGTTGATAAGCAAAGCTTGCGTCAGCGTTGAGAGATTTCAAAGCTTCAGGTCCGTATTGCATACCCTGCTCCTGAGCAAACTGTCTAATAGCAGTGTCGCTCAGACCACGATCGCGCAATCGATTGACTGCGGAAAGACCAATCGCACCTGGAGTGGAACCTCCAGGACCCTCAGGACCACGAGCAGAATCAGTATCAACATTGATTCCAAGCGTTGTAGCGGCGGTGGGACCAAACTTGATTCCTTCTTGACGTGCCTTCGCGAGAATTTCTTCGTTACCGCCGAACTTGTCGCCGTAATAACCCATATACTCACCGATGCCGCGAGCACCAATGGTATCCACTTCACCAGCTTGATCCCCGATAAACGAGCGAAGAGTTCTTTCTAAAAATTGGTCCGCTTTTTTAGGAGGTGTTACTCCAGGAGTAGGACCGGGACCAGGGCCGGGGCCAGGACCAGGACCAGGATCAACTGGGGTAGTGTTGACGGGAGGAAGTGGTGTGCCCAGATACTCAGTAGTGGTTTCTTTATAAGGATTGCTTCCACCAACCTGTGCACCAGGGAAGTTAGCTCCGTAACCCATTACAGTATCCTCTCTGACATACCGGGGGTATAGAGCAGAGAAGTACTCATCTGTACCTGTGGAAGTTACAGCACTACCTGTTCGTCCCGACTGAAAAGGACCAGGATCTACCGTTTCTAGTCCTAATTTTGTATTTGAGCCTTCTTCAGCAGCCACCTGACCAGCAGGTGTGGTTGTACTCGATGCAGCTTGTGGAGTAGCACCACTTGTGGCAGTTTTTACGTCTTGATAACGATCGCCAGCAAAACGATCGATGTCTTGACGAATCTGCTCGTCAGTAGCACCCTCTAATCTGGATGCATTTTCTTGTTCTCTCTGACTGTTCAGTTGATCCGCAATCGTGCTCAGATTGCTGCTGCCAGGTGATGGAGCACTACTAGTTGGACTAGAAGCTACCTGATTAAATGCATTTGAATCAATCGATTCCCGGTCTTCTCCTGCTAGCAGTTCCTGCAGAGTTCTAGGAGATCTAGGCCGAGTAGCGCTGGAGGAAGTCATTCCCTAAGTGTCGCCTTTGTTCTCCACTTTAACAGTCTTAATCTGTCCTGACGAAAAACCTTTGCAGGTTGAATCCTGGTCCCACACATCCTTTTAGTACACGCATAACTCTCTTAGCCTCGTCGTGACACCCAAAAGGTTTAGCTTGTTCCTTACCTTGACAGTACGCTACTAAGCGTTTCTTTTCATGATTTAACGCATCTGATACGTAGTCTTCGTATCTGGTTATCACCCAGACTTCTTGGAAGCGAAGGAGGGGCATTGACTCTACTTCTTCGCTCGTGTATAAGGTCCCAACATAGGATTTCCTGCTTTTTTGTGTTGCTTTCTTCTTTTTATGTTTAGGAGAGGTAACAGTTGCAGCAGGTTTTTTAGGAGCCGTGGGTTGTTTCTTGACTGAAGGTGACGCAGGTAGTGTTTGTTTAGTGTTATTCCCTAGCTCCTTTTTGAGTCTTCTTGCGGCGTTGGCAGCTACCAGAGCTTTAGGGAACGACTCTGATGTAAAAGCAATTCCTTGATCAATCCTGCAGCAACCTACAAAACCAAGCTCTGTTTTAGCGGTAAAGATCTCTTTTTCGAAAGGGATATTGGTGATTTCCACGTGTGGTTATATGCTGATATGATTATACAGATTATTTTGCTTCTGCCCAGTTGTTTCCTGTAGCAGCGTCAGCCAATACTGGTACTTCTTTCAAGATTTTTTCGCCACCTCGCTTCATGCAGTCTTCCAGAATTGCTCTGTAATGATCAACTTTGTGTTCTTTAGCCTCGATTACAATTTCATCATGAACACAGGCAATAAGCCTGCACTCATCGTTTAAGTGCTCGACGAGGTAAGACAAAGCGATTTTTAAAATGTCAGCTCCAGCTCCTTGAATGATGTTGTTACAGGCAACCATCATCGAGGCGTCGTCGTAACTCAGCAATCTCCTTCTTCCTGTAGCTGTTCTGCTATATGTCCAGCCATCGGAGACTAAATCAGCCATATTCTTGTGCCAGCTCTTCAACGCTGGATAAGCTCTATGGAAAGCAGCGTGTTCAAGTTTAGCTTCCGAGTAGGAGAGAACTGTACCGCTCTGTGCACTGTATGTTCTATATTTTTTATAACCCATTCCGTATAACAAGGCAAAGTTCATAGTTTTTCCACTCTGTCTCTGTTCTTTTGTGACTTCATTGAAGTCGCATTGGTAAATCAGACTTGCAGTAACCGTGTGTAAGTCTTTCCCGTCAAGGAATGCGTTCAGCATTTGCGGGATAGGAATGAGTTCTGCACCTAGACGCAGTTCGATTTGGCTGAAATCACAGACGACAAGTTTGAATCCAGGCGTGGCAACGAAGCACTCTCTGAATGCTTTCTCTCGTGGAACCTGCTGACAGTTTATTGCAAATTCACTTTTGACTTTTGAGGCAGCGACTCGTTTACTGCCTGAACTAGTGAAACGCCCGCTATTACTCCCGTACTGACGATAGCCAGAATGTATACGTCCACTGAGAGGATGAATGTTATCAAGAAGCTTTTGAACGTGCCCAAGCTTCGTTTCGACTTTCGTTCTTTTTCTGTAGAGGAGGAGTGTTTCATCTTGACTATTAAATTCTGCTAGCTCTACCTGAGACAGCGTTGGTTTTCCAGATGTAATACTTCGAGGCGTCTCAATTCCGATTGCGTCGAAGCACTTGAGGACTTGGGCACCGGATCCAGGGTTAAACCCTTTTCGCGCATTCTTTGAGACTGAAATAGCTCCAGATATGTCTCGCGAGAGTTTGGATTCATCTGGCAACCTGCGATCAAGGTCTTCACAAAATAGTGTAGTGAGTTCGTCAAGTTCCTGTTTGATCCTAGCTTCTAATGCTTTCAGCTTAGTGACATCTACATTAAAGCCTGTATATGACATCTTAGCGACAGTGCTGATGATTTTACTCTCCAAACCAAAGACGGGGAGAAGGTTCTCTTCTGTAAGTTCGGCGAGTTGAAGCGATGCAATCTGTGGAAGAATTGCTACGTCACCAGCTGCGTATTCCACCTGTTCAGTGTCGAGTTCTTCCTTCGACCAGTCACTTACCTGCTGACTTTTATCTAGCTCAAGGTCAAGTCGTCTTTCTGCTACTGCCTTGAGGCTGTTGGATATGTCTGCAAAATAAGCCTTCTGGATTTTGGGGCTGAATTTCTTTTCTTTAAATCCGGCTCGAAGGCATCTTTCTGCGATCATCGTGCAGAAAATCTTGCCTTTGTAGTCCAGTCCCATAGCCAGCAGGAACTGCAAATCAAAGTAGAGGTTGTGCCCAATCAACATTTCCCTGCTCTCGATGAGGGCGAGCAGTTTGCTGGTTACATCCTCGGAAACTTTGAACAAGTCGAAAACATAGACGACACGACTCTCAGCCTGTGGGGATGAGTCACACAGCTGCACCAGGCGTGGGCGAGCAATCCTTGCATCTAGACCTGTCGTCTCAAGATCTAAACAGACCTTAGGAAAGTTCTCTAGCTCTGTAAGTGCTGCAAGAGCTGCATCGTCAGCGACGATGTACGAGACAGTGTGTGCCATTTGATAAGAATCAGAGCTGGACTAGTAGCACGTTGAGCTTAGCGAACTCGCCGTAGTATTCAATAGCTGCTTGGTTGTACGCCCACGCGGCATCGAGGCGACTGTCGAAATAACCCAGATGTTTCTTCCTGTAGCTAACGACGATCCGGGCTCTCCACTTTGATTCTTTTCTTGCCCAAGACACTCCTTTGAAACCTGACTGGTTTCTTTTTGGTATGCGGATGTTCATACTGTTCTGACGCCTAGTGACTAGGCGTAATTCATCCCTGTTATCGCCGTGGTTCTGATGGTCTATTTCTAGGTCTCCTGGGTCTTGCCCAGTCTCAAGAAAGAAAATTACTCGATGAGAAAGATATGTCTTTTTTCTGAACCTGACCGCATATAAAACAGGTTTCCAATAGTAAAGGAAGCAAGCCGGTTGTCCTGCTCTTACCCTTCCTCGTGAGACTTTCCACCGCAGACCAGAAGGGATGCTGCGATCGACCTCCAGGTAGTCACCGATGTCAGTGGGAATAGGTAGATGCTTTGCCATAAAAAAAGAGCGGCCCCCTCCAGAACCGCTCGAAGCATACTCCGCTTTCAGTCTACCGCTGTTTCCAGAAGCCGCTGATGTAATCGTCACTGTCGTTCCAGTTACGCATCAGAGTCATACCACCTTTGCTAAGCGCGATGGTATACACATTGCGATGGAGATGGCCTGCGTTATTGTTCTTCTTCTTGTCTAGAGCACCGTATGTCTTCTCGCTCTTGATGTCTACCAAACCAACAGTGGCCAAGTATTTGAGACCGTCACGCAGTGCGGTGTAGACAGGAGCGTGGTGGTACTGGCACTGACCTTTCTTTTGTGGCTTCATGAGAGCGATGAACCCATGGCGCGTCTTCTCGAAACCACGGAAGAGACGAGGAGAATCATCAGGTGAGTTGTGACTGAACTTCTCCATATGGTTGACGACATCTTCTGCAATCTCGCGAAGTGATCGACGGTCTCCATCCTCCAGAGAGTTGAGGATCATTGCAGCACCAACGTTCTTCAGAGAGTTTTTGCTCAGAATCTCCTCCAGTGACTCAAAAGGGTCCTGGTCAATGATCTTGGCGTGAAGGACAGATTTTTCACCCGTCTTCCTATAACTACGTTTCCTAGCAGGGTTGAACTTCCGGCCACCTTCCATTGCCAGCTTGGCTGCCAGCGTGGCTAGACGAGTGTCCTTTGCTTCTACTGCCTCAGCGAAGAGAGCTTTGGAGTCCAGTCCTCGGAGATGCTTTTTGAGATCAACTGTGATTGAGATCTCATCTGTTGCGTGAGACAAAAGAGTCTTCACTTCATGCTTGTCTAGGTCGAGACTCCCTAGCTTGTAAAGGATCTGCATTTGAATGAAAGAGCTGCACCTTTATAGTGAAACAAATTCATTGATGCAACAGGGCAGAACTAACAATCAAATATTTTCCAAGTGCGTGAATGGATATACAGCGCATTGTTTATCCTAGTCTGCATCTCTTGAGCTATTGAACCGCAATCAGACTTCATAAATTTAAGATTCTTCTTTGCTTCTAGTACGTCGCTACAACCAATCGTCTCTTCAAGAGCCACGCTGAGGGGTAGAGACACTTCTCTTGCGTTCCCTTTGTCGGTTGTATAGATAAGGATGTTAAAGGTGTGGAGGTGTGGGAAGTAAGAGAGCTTTGCATCTTTTGCTTCGAAGACAGCGACGTTTGGATGACGGTCTGGATCAAACAGCTCAGCAATGATGATGTCAGAAATCCATTCAAGGAGGGTCATGGGAACTTCCTGAAGTGTTTTGTATTTAGCTGCAATCGTCAGCACGTCTTTTAGTGCTTCAGCCGTGGGGGCAGTCATTTACAGAAGAACGTCTTGGAATAGATCAGACGACTCGGCATCGTTGTGGACATCGACTTCCCGGATATCGTCTGCAAACAATCGTAAGTTGATACTCATATCTCCGATACAAAAACAATTCATTTCCACACCTGACAGTTGCTTCCATTCGTGAAAATCTTGCAGTAAGTCTTCGCTCACATTGTCGTGACCGTCTGTGATTAGCAGGATGTCAGCGCGTGAAGAGTGGTCCAAGTTTTCCATCGCGTAACTCAACACAGAGCTAAATGAGGTTCCTCCGTCACATGACCAGGAGAGACAGAAGTTAAGGAGGTTGTCCTTGTCTGTCGATGCTGGATCAAAGATGAAGTGCTTCTTTATGCGTGTGTCAAAGAGAGCGAGGTGTACTGGACGTTTCTGTTTGACTGCTTCCTCTGCAACGACAAGAGCCATGGCTTTGCTCCAAAGCTCCGAATCACCCTGCATCGAACCAGAGATGTCGACGAACATCATGATCGGTCCCTTGTCCAGGTTCTTGACTTGAGCTTCGTAGTCTTTGCAAAGGATTGTCTTTTGGTTGTACTTCATCGCAAAGAGTGCCCTCCCCTCAGGCGTGGCAGCCAGTGCTAGTTCGGTAGGGAATGCTTGAGGCACTGAGTCAGCGAACTTCACTCCAACGATGTCCGAATAGTTAGCTTTACCTTTCCTTGCTCGCTTGCGCTGGTTCCATGTACGACGAAGGGCACCAAGGCGATTGGCAAGGGCGAGAAGCTTTTTGTTGTTGCGTAAACGATTCGCGAGTTGCTGCTTCTCCTCGACACTCTGACGCTGGTGGTTCCCTGCTTGATCGCCAGCTAGCTGGCTCATCGCCTTGTTGATTTGTTGAGCTTCATCTGCAGCCTTGTCGACAGCTTCCTGAATCTCAGGACGCATCTGCTCTCTCATCTTATTGTGGTACTCCTCGATATTCTTACCGAGTTGTTTGCCTTTCTCTCTGAGTTCCTTCGCTTTCTGGAAGTCTCCTTGCTTCTTCGCCTCCACGAACTGTCTACGCAATTCGTTGAGTTCATCTACTGCTTCACCCAACGCTGTGGGATCTAGCTCTCTGTTGTTGATTGACTCATCGATCAATTCAGAAAGCTTGTTGAGAATACTGATGGCGTTGTTGCCAGAGTTGAACTGGTTGCCGTAGCAAATGGGTGCAATCATTCCCCACCCAGGAGAGTTCATCACGTCCTGCAAGAGACCAATCCAGAAGGCATTCTCTGGTTTGTAATTAGCAGGAGCTTCAAGTTCTTCTCCGTTTTGAGTAGCTCGAAAGTAATCTTCAGCATCTTGCAGTGAGATAACTGGGCTGAGATTTTCTGCTTGGTACAAAGCTTCGAACAACTCCTTTCCAAACCGACTGAGCTTGCGGATGTCGTAGTGAGAAGTCAGGTACTTAACGCGAGGAGCTGAATCCCTTACGTAGTCTGACCAAAGAAAGTCAGTCAGAGCAGAGACTTTGAGCACCATTGGCTCGTTGTCACTGAGGTGAATGAACTCAGATTTAAAAGAATTAGTCATGTCAATTAGTTGTGAAACGAGTCAGTGATTTGGCAATGGTCTTCATGTCGCTGTCGTTCTGAGTGTGTTGCTTCATCATTTTGAGTCGCACTTCTTCAGTGATTTTTAGTTCGTCATCGTCCATTGCTTCAGTAAGACGTTTTTGAATGGTTGTCAGATCACTCAGACACTTGCTCATGTTGCGAGCCACGTCCATGTGCATTTTCGTATCGCTGATCGTCCTGGCTTTAGCGTCCCAGCTATAGAACTCATGCATGATGCTGTTTGCAGCATGCTGATTCTCTTTAACGAAACGACTGCCAGTGACAATGGCTGCATCCAACTGCTCGCGAATAATCTCTTTGTCGTCGTCGCTTTGGTAAAGGATGTGCGGAAGAGTCTCTAGCAGGATGTGAGGATGTAGTTCGCTCTCACCTTTGACAACCGCATAACCACGCAAGAACTGAATGATCTGTACGCGACGACGGTCAGAGATGTAGATGCCACTGACCTCTAATCGTTCCATGACATCACCAAACAATCCAGCAAACTTGGATGTTGGTTTGATGCAGGCTGCTTGTTCCTGTAGTTCTACAAGATCTTCCTGAGTCAGAGCTGAGAAAATCTCTGGGCGCGGTTCAATACCCAGCGACCACATGTCTAGCTTCCTTTTGCTGACTGGTTTCTGAAGTAGATCAACCGTAGGTCTGAACAAGAAACGATCCAGGAAAGCTTGCAGACTTTCTTCAGTTGGGAATGAGTTAGTAGCTGCAACGATGCTGTTGATTGGTGTCTTAACAACCTCTTTGCCGTTGTTGAATGTGCGCTCGTTGAGGATTGTCAGCAGGCTGTTGAGCACAGCAGATGATCCTCTGAACAGCTCATCAAGAAACGCGATGTTCGCTGAAGGCAAGTAACCCTCAGTGTCTCTTGTGTACTCGTCCTTCAGGAGTTTGCTCACAGCCACAGGGCCAAACAACTCTGACGGATCAGTAGTAGGGCTCAGTAGATAGCCAAAGTATTCAGTTCCTTTGAAGCCACTGCTGATTGCTCTGACGAGTTCTGACTTACCTGTACCAGGGACACCGAACAAGAAAGCATTTTGCTTTGTGATTAACGAAGCAAGAAGTCCATCGATGACTGTCTCTCGCTCTAGGAATCTGCTGTTGAGCTGAGAGCGGAAGTTTTGGAACTTTTTGAAAAGTTGCGTGTTCATGTGAATAAAGCGAGAAGTCGTTTAATGAAAGAGAAGCGTGGGCGACGGTAAGGTCCGTCAATGGTCTTTGCTGCTCGTAACCAGGGGTAAGTGTTAGAAGTCAATGTCTTCCTCTGATTGGTTTTTAATTTCTTCAATAGTCTCTAGCTCCTGGTCTACACTAACATGCTTTGCCGCAATGAATTCCCTTTGTCTTTGAGCTGCTTGGTTAATTGCCTTGACTCTTTGATTACTACAAAGAGTGAAAGTCTCAGCTTGCAAGAGAATTTCTTCTAGTTGTTGGTTTGTCTCGCAATGTTTCATGCCAGACAAAATGTTTTGATACTCACTGGTGACAGAGAGTGAAGTTTGCAGAGCTTGCATTCCCTCAGTGGATTCAGATCTTCCAACGATTGTTGTTAGCTCTGTTCTCAACTCTTCTCGTAAACGATTGAAGGCTGTAAATGCTTCGCTACGTTCGCGAGCACTCAGTTTGCTGTTCTTCATCCTGCGTCCTTGGTTCAGGATGTTGTGAGTGATTTCTTTTACAAGATCCAAGCCAGGCACGTGGTCAGCAATAACTGCCAGTTCTTCTGCTGCTACCTCCCATGACCCACGTCGATCGGAGTTGCCACCAGTCTGACGATCGCCGACATTGGTGCTGATGCGAATGTCTAGATCGTCAATGAAGACTGCAAATCGTTTGAGAGCTTTGTCTTTTGCATTCTTTTGGGCAGCGGTATAGACAGCTTGGGTGTTGCAAGCTGCTTCGTATGCCATCTGCTCCTGAAGGGTGTCACCAGGAGACGAAGCCACATCTAAAGACACAGGAAGAGGACCAACAACATCGATCTCGATTGCTTTGGCGAATGCTTCCTTCTCAGGGAAGACATTCATGTAGGCAGCCTTAACTAGCTCCTGTGATTCAGGATCAGCGAACAAAGGTTCGATGGTTTTGTTCACCATCTTTTCCCACCGTCGCATTTCTGAGTACCACTCAACTGCTAGTGCTTCGTTCATAGCGTTGAGACGGCTGCGCATTGCTCTGATCTGAGCCATGGCATCAGTGAAGTGGTGAGCCATCAAGAAGTGGCTTTCGCCGTGGCTGATGCAATGATCTAAATAGATCTTGCTCTGCTCCAGGCGCAGCTCGCTCAGAAACTCTTTGAGCAGGTTCGATAGGTTTGGTCTGATACTGACCGCACCATGCTCTTCGAGAGTTTCAATAGTTTGGTGCGGTAGTTGCAGATCCTTCATCTTGAATTGAATGGTCTGGCGCACCTTGCTGGACACTGTGACGTTCAGCAGAAACACATCGTTGGTCATCAGTCGATCTCCATGGGTGTGACGAGCTTGGCAATCTTGCGGAGCGCCAGTCCAAACGACTTGACGCAGCGCGTGGCTTTGCCTGTGACCACGAGCTTCTCCTCTTCGTTCTTCAGATCAAGCTTCGCTTTCTTGAGTGCAGACTCATGTCGAGCGATGCGTTCTTTAGCCAAGGTCATTGCCTTTGGCTCAAGAACATCAGAGTTGAGCACCAGAACATACTTCGGCTGAAGGACAATGTTCAGCCCTTGCTCAGGGTACTTAAACGCGGAGTCATCTCCTTTGTAATCGTCGAGACTCACTTCGCCTTCGATCACTGACTCGTCGTTCAAGACTTCGAGCAGCTCTTGCTTCGCTTCATCCAAAGCGTTCGCGAAAGGCTCGGACGAGTCGATGATCTCCTGTAGCTCACAGAAGCAGTCAGCTACTGCCTGCCCTCGCCGTCTGATCTGGGTGTGTCTAGTCATTTGATCTCCGAAATGATGTGTGCCTCAGTTGAGGCGTGTATAAATCCTAGAGCCATAGGAGCATGGCGTCAAGGGTTGGTCAAGATAAAACTCCTGACTCATGGGTCTCACTGGAAACAACAGTGCGTCCCGAAGTCCAGAAGGGTATTCTTAAAAACTTCTATAACAAAGAGAAACTTGACAAATTGTCGCGCAATCTAAACTTTGTATAAAGCTCAAATAGTTAATAAACTGCTGAACACTTTACACAGCACAAAGGCTGCGCCATTCTGTCAAGAAATCTCGCGTTGAAAAGAGTTAGGGAAATACCCAGTTGGATTTCGGTATCACTATGTGATCACTACAACCAGCCTTTGGTGGTAGTAACGGTGGGGTCGTTGTTGTACCTGCCTGTCTCTCGGTAGGTTTTGGTGGGCGGTGCTTGCATGCGAGTCCATACAATTTGCCCAATCCTCATACCAGGCCACATTGGAATCGGTGCCATCTGACGAGCGTTCTTAAGTTCCAGAGTCAGGACAGAATTCCAAAAGCCTGGATCTATGTAGCCAGCCATCAGATGCTCAAAGCCTGAACGTGCTGTCGATGACTTGAGTGCAAACTGTCCTGTTACGTTCGATGGAACTTTGAATGTTTCCATCGTATGAGCGAGTACAAACTCCCCTGGGTACAAATAGAAAGGTGAATCTCGATCGAATTTCTCAATCGACAGCTTCCTCATCTGCTCATGTTCTTCCTGTTCAACCATCAACTCGTTACCCAATCTGACATCGAGTGATGCTGGATTAACTAACTCTGGATCGTATGGACTGATCATTCCTGCATTACACAGAATTTGAATCTGATGATCAGGAAGAATAGACACAGAAGAGGTGATTAAGTCGCTGTCACTATAGCGGCGTGGGTTACATAGATCCACAGGGTTAATCGGGAAGCTTTAAGTAGAACTCCCAACCTTTCTGAGCCATGTGAATCTTCTTGCGTTGGTTGTTGATAACTTCCAGTGTGATGAACTCCATGTTGACCAGTCGTTGAAGAATTTTGTTGTGAGTGTGACGCTCTATTTGAAAGTAAGCAGCCACATCCTTACTACTAACGTCTGATCCGTTGCAGTTGCAGATGAACAGGAAATACTTGAGTTGGTTTAGTGTGGCATTTACATCAGCTGCTTGAAACATTTCCAGGTTTAGGAGACTTACTTGTTTGTTGTGAGGAAACTTCACTGAGATTTTTAAGCGGGGTGATTTTGTTGATGAAGGCACACTCAAACTGAACTTCAGGATGCCAAGTCCCATCGATTGGTGTGAATGGTACGTAGTTGTCTCGTGCCCATTGGCGGTAAGAGATCTGTTCTTCTGTTGTGAGGTCCTTGTGATGTTTCATTCCGCTTCAGAAAAACGAATGTCCAGTGTTGCTTTGGTCATAACGTCTAGAAATTCCAGACCGTTACAGAGGTTTGTGTCGTTGTTGGTTTGGAAGTTGTTGGTTGATTGTGAGTTTTGGAGCGAAGTTCGTTTGTGGGAGATGTCTTGAGAGAGTTGCAGTAACTGCGTGGAATCCATGCCGTTGAGCACGAAGTCAACCACAGCTATTAACTGATCTCTGGTAAGTTCTTTCTTCATTTCATCTTTGCTTGGATAAAGTTCTTGTAGTGATCGTCAAAATGACCTTTGATGCGATCGAGTTGTTGGTGCCTGAGTCGTGCTCCGTTGGCATGTTCATAGTCATCTTTGAGAGAACGAATCAAACATTTTGAGCTGGAGCTTGAGATCGCGTCACGAACTTCAAGGTAGTCAGACTCACTGAGTGTGATGCAGATTTGGGCTTCTTTGTTGAATGGCATCGGTCAATTCTGCGTGATAGGTGTTTCTGGTTCCAGGACTTCGAGCAAGGTAACGGCACGTTTAAATCCGTCGAGGAACTCTGGACTAGTTCCCTCGCTCTTGAGAATGTTGCTGTACTCAATGGCCTTTGATGTCCAGTTCTGTTTATCTCTGTCTGGTTGGTTTGCTTCCATGATTAGAAGCGCATACAGTCTGAGCTGTGTGTCTGTAGGGATTCTGTAAGCCATAGTTGCAGTCTTGTTAGTTGTGATTAGAGTGTAGCCTCTTGAGCTAGTTGTGATGAAAGGTACAGTAAAGCATGGTCACGTACTTGGGGGAAAGTGGTCCCTTACATATGTCAGTTGGTTCGGCATGAAACAGAGATGTTTGAACCCTAATTCAAGTGGTTTCCATCTCTACGGTGGCAGCGGCGTGGGAGTCTGCGAGAAGTGGATGAAGTTCGAAGGGTTCTTAGAAGACATGGGTGAGAGACCAGGAAAGGATTGGCGGATTTCTAGGAAAGATGACCAGGGTAACTATGAAGATGGAAACTGTGAGTGGAAGTTAAAGAGTGAGAATAGAAGTAATGCGAACAGAGGTGAAAGACACAAGAATGCAAAGCTCAAAGAGTCTGACATCAAACCAATCTTTGAGCTGAGACAGAAAGGATTACGGCTGCGTGAGATTGCTGAAGTGTATGGTGTTTCTCACCAAAACATAAGTGATGTGTTGAACAGAAAGAAATGGAAGCATGTAGAGATTGATTAGTTGCAGTTAATGTAAACTTGATTGCCGATGTATTGCCTGTAGCAGGAAACATTTCGTCCACCACCGTTGATGTTGATGTTCTCGAAGTTTCCGAAGCGTTGATAAGTTCCGCTGTTTCCGTTGCTGTCATTGCAGGTTCGCATCGTGCTACCAATGTTCATGCAGTGCAAGTTGTAAGCCTTGGCGGGCATCTCATTGCCCATACAGCAGACGAGGACTGATGCTGCTGCGATTGTGTTCTTGATGATGTTCATGATCAGAAAAGAAGAATAGGTGTTCTGTGTTGTCTAGTGTAGCTCAGTGACATTGTAGATGAATGAGAACTCATAATCCTTTTGGAATGCTTTCAATGCATCGGATCGAGTCTCAGCCCTGATCACAACGTGAGCCTGTTGTGACCAGTCTTTCCGAACTGGTTTGCGGAAGCTAATCTCAAAGGTTTTCATATTTAGCGCACATAAAAACCTAGAATAGTGTCAATGCAGTGCTTATCCTGCATTCCTAAGACCATTTGTGCAGCGTGGTTGGCATCAGTGATCTCAGGCCAGTTTGTGTTGATGTAGTCGGTGATTTCTGTGAGTGTCATGATCTAATAAATTCCCGAATTTCATTCAGTGTTTGCGTAGCAGATGGGATGGTGTGTTTCATACGACACCATTTCTCACAAGCACAAGGTCGATCAAAAGCGTAGATAGTCTGAGTCTGTTGAGATTCAACACCTTCAATTGTTTGAGTGTAGTGAAAGTCGAAACGCTTGAGTTTGGTCATGATTAAGCAATGCAGAATGAATTGATCTGGTCTTGAGTCATGCCTGGAACACGCTTGAGTCTGAGACCGACGATGTGCGTTCCATGTGATGCATCGTATGGTCTGAAGTCTGTGACATCGCCATCTAGCACTATGAATTCAATGCCGTGGAGAGTAACAGTCTCAGGTAGAGACTCGCTGCGCTTGATGTTAAAAGCTGCAGCTAAGTTCAGACCGTTATCTAATGCGACTCGGAAGGTATCAGCAGACGATCCTTCGCTCATCGTCAGGTGATAATTGTCTGCTTTGCAAACATCCCAGTAGCGATCCGGTCGCTTTGTGTAGTCATAGAACTGGAACAGTGAGCCCTGCATATTTACACCACGGTGAACATTGAGGCAGAACATAATGTTTCTGTATCTACCTGGAGCGATATAGAAACCGAACCGCCGATCAAGATACTCTGAAGTCTCAGGCTGCACGTTGATTGACTCACGTTCCCAGCGGATATCGCTAGTTCCGTTCAGTCGTGCACCTAGTTGCACTGAGTCTTTGTGCTTGCTGGCGAACTTAACTAGCTCGATCAGCAACAACTCCATGAAGAATTCTCGGTCGTTCATGAATGCATCAGTCTTACGTTTGCGTGACGCTTGCTTGCCTCGCATGTAAGCAGGATTCCCTGCACTATGTAGACAAAGGGATGCACAGCTAGCAGCGTATGGACATGTCCCGCGATACTTCGGAAGCAGGTGCAACACCGCTGTGGGAATGTCTAGAACTTTGTCGTTCTTGAGAACCTTAGGGTTAGTTTCTGTGAGCAGACTGCGCACATCGTGTTGTTGCTTGAAGGTACGAATGTGAGCGGGAAGTGTGACGCGTTTCATAGTCTTAGTAGTGTTGTTTGTGAGTGAGAATTAAGAGCCAGGTAGTGCTCGCATGCTTGAATTGTTCATCTGTCTAGAGAGTGAGACTGAACTGCCTGCATCTCTGCCAGACATTGCACCTGAGCCATGGGCTCTAGCTTGACTAGTACCTTTGCTGATACGTGGATTTAACTTATGCATTAATGCAGTGTTGTTTGCTTGCTCCTTATTACCACGAGAGACAGCAACTAATGCAGGCTCGTGTTGTGTTCTCCTTGCTAGTTCTTGTTTCTCTCGTTTCATCCGTCTGATACGACTCCAAACTGATTGAGCATAGGCTTTCTGAAAGTTTCGTTCATAGCCTCTATCTAATTTGTAAGGATCACTCTCAAGCTTCGCTCTCTTGCTGGCTTTCTTCATAGTCTCTAGCAGATATTCAAAATACAGTTCGATCTCAATTTTCCTGCCTTGTGATGCAAATATCTCACAGCAATTGGCTTGCTTTTCAGTACTCCAAGAGAGCAATAGATCACCGTTAAAGTGCTCAACAACTGCGGTGAGCAAGTTAATCTCAGCGAAGTTTCTGCGATTGCCTTGGTATAAAGTTTCCCAGTTTATTGCCTTGTTGTCAGGATTATCACAGTCAGGATCAATAGCGTCCTGCGTTAAACCATGCTCTGCACATAGTTTGTGCACCATATCAGCAGCGTTCGCTGCTTCGTTTGCATTGGTTGATGTAGCGAGTCGCAGAAGCTTGGCAATCTTCTGCTTAATCTGATCGATCGAAGGAGTTTGCATGGTCTTGTTGATGTCGGTGTGGTTGGTGTTGGTGTTTGGTTCAGATCCAGGGAAGGTAATCAGTTTCTTTCAATTCCCGTAGAAGAATTGTCCCGGTCCACTCTGATGGTGGATCGCCTTCATAGTCTTTCGTCTGTTCTTCTACTACTTCAAGGCCTACATCTTCGATTCTGCCGATGCAGTCACCTAGTGTGCCAGTGATGCGAATCCAGACTGCTCGCTGTGACATATCAACGCATAACATGCACCTAGTCATCTTGCGGTTAGCGGTTCGTGTTGCCGTTGTCATGGTGTTGGTGTTGTTGTTGGTGTTGTTGTTAGTTGTGGGACTCATTCCCAATAGTTACCTAGATTAAATTCAGCGCGTTGCTTAGCCTCAATGTTCTCAGCAACTTGCAATCTCATGGACTTAGGGAATGTATTGCGCAGTCCTTGAGTCATTGAACAGTTCTCCATTAGATAAGTTTTGGCAGCAGGTAATACTAACTGGCGCTCTATGTAGCCTATGGCGCGTTCCATATCGTAGATACCTTGTTTGTGCTTCTTGCTCAGTACTTTGTAAACGGTGTTAACACGTTCGCCGCAGTCATTCTCTGCAATGAGTTCAAGTTCAGTCAGCGCGTGGGAATCAAAAGACATGATCAGAATCCTGTTGTTGTGTTAAATAGTTTGTGCAGTTTGTATCAACGCATGGACGGATTGCGTTCCGCTGCACTTAAAGAAGGATCAGGCTGTAGATCATCAACCTGCTCAAGAAACGTGTAAGTTGCACAAGTACAAGGAAGAACACCATAGTTCTGAGCATCGTGATACTTCAAGAAGAATGTTTCTTGGCTGACTTCACTTGGATCACCTAATCCTGTATCTGCAATGAACTTGTCAATGCCCGCAATCTGCTCGTCTCCATCTTCATAAAGATCGAACGATGTTGCGTCACCGTTGAATAAATAGCTTGCCCAGTCTGCTGGGAGATCGAACTGATGTTGAATGAATCGGATGGTCATAAAAGACTCCTAAATTAGTTGGCAATTGATGGAGAGAATCCATCAGGCAAGGCAGCTCATAACTGCCCTGCAAGGTGGAATCATGCCATGATCATGAATGATCACGACCAAAATGGTGCAAAAACTAACAGTTGACTCGCTAGTCTCTACGTGCGACCGATACAACCTTGTGAGGTTATGAACGGACCGAAAGGTGAACCAGGCATAGAGCACACTGGGCACACTAAGCCTGCGGGATAGGAAGGGAACCGATTAGCTTCCGCAGTTTCATGGGACCGGTTCGCTGATTACCCCGGCGTGCATGACTTACGTAGACAAACGGGACAGATAGCAAGGGCCTTACGCGGTGATGCAGATTAGTCAGGGTGGTTCAGAGTTATTAACTCGCACCGGACATCTGCACGGGGGACGGATTCTCTCTCGTCTCCCTCTGGCTACAACGCACTGGGGGTGTCACAATCTCACACGAGTCTCATTCAGGAAACGAAAGCTAGCGAGAGACACCGGACTCAACCCTTAGGGTTCACGGTTCTGGCTCGGTTCGATCGTTTCGGATCGCGTGGTTTGTCTGTTGGCTGGTCGGTTGTTCTGTCTCCTTTGTAGTGGTGTCGGAAGCGTGGTTCGCTCCGCCCCCATAATGTAATCGCTAAGGGATGCTAGAGATACCGCAATTGTGCCAGTGATGGAACTGATTGTATTGCTTGACAACCACGGTGATTAATGGTACGGACCTTAAAGACTATGCGGTTGATGTTACGCAGTATCATATAATGAGCAGGATAAATGTTATTGTAACAAAACTTAACATGTGATAGGTATACCTAACCTCGAGATATTACACGGTCTAAGTGTTACTAACTACACATAAAGTTAGTGTTACTTAGTGCGGTACGTGATAGGAACAATTAAAAAAAGAAAGTACACCCCCTATGTGTTAATAATACATAGCAATCCTTGTGTGTTAGTAATACATAGTGATTAATTATATATAATAATATATAGTAGGGCGCAATGTATAACTTTCTGGGCTCCCGCAACCTGCCCCTTTTTTTTAATTATTTAGACTGACCCACGACGGCGGCGAGAACATGGTCAGAATCTTCCAGGTAAATCGACCCTCAAAGGTTGGAATAGCAATATGGTAACACGATCCTAGAAAAATTTCTGGCTTAGACTTAAGGGACTAAAAGGCGCGTGGGCTCAAGTGACTGATTTCTTGCGGGCTGGAAAAGTTATCGATCCTGCAAGAGATCCCTTTGCGTCCACAGGTGCTCACGGAGACTTCAGGATTATCCCTATGTCTGGGGATAATCGTGGTCAGCACATTGACCCTGCCACGCGCCCTGACTTACTAGGTCGTATCTTTGCTGGAGAAGGAGATAACAGACGACCAATTACTTCGTACCCCATGACTTCGGGGTTTGGTCCTAGGCAGGCACCAGTTCCTGGAGCTTCTACTTTCCACAAGGGACAGGATTACGCGATCCCTATGGGAACTCCCCTGTTTATACAGGGTGCCACTGAGTACTACTCACAAAATGGCGTTGGCGTGGCCAAGATTACCGATGCTCAAGGTCGCCCGTATGAGATCGAGTTGTTCCATACTGATCCTGGACAGTTTGTGCAAGCTACGTCGACACAGGTAGCTAGTCAGCCACAAGGGATTGCTCCAGATCCTAGGGTTTCTTCAGATGGAATGCCCATAAATAGGAGCGGGTTTGATAAGCCTGTAGGCAAGATGGGTCCGTTCGATGACTATCGTTCTGCTGAGGAAAGAGAACTTGACAAATTTATAAAACTTCAGCTGGAGCCTTCCTCTGTGGAAGACGTAAAAAACGCTTTACTACTTCGTAAGCAAGAAATAAACAGTAAAGAGGTACAAGACTTGCAACGAAGCTTAAATCAAGTACTTGGAGCGCTCCGAGAGGATCAAACTGAAGAACAAAGGACTAGATTGGCTCTAGACAAAGCTGCTCAACAAGCTGCAGAGGCTTTTCAAGGCGGTAAAAGTGTAATTTAGGACTTTTTTACCCTCACTATGAAAGAAAAGAGCCCGTCAGTCGATTTTTCGCTCTCCGTGGACGATGTTCGACAGCTATCTAAGACTATTGAGTACCATTGCACCAACTGGGCAGGCTCCAGGGACGATGTAGAGGAGCAGGTTCGAATTAGACGCTTGCGTTATATGTTTAGAGCAGCTCTTATGGAGATTTCGTATCACTTTGGCGAAGACGCAACCAAATAAGCGCAAGTTACCGAGATGCTGTTCGGGCGGTAAACTAGAAGGATAAAGAGGTCACAATGAATCTGTTAGATATTCTTGGAAATAAGTCTTTTCTGAACTCAGCTGGAAGGAAACCTACTATTCCGGGTACTAGTGTTCGTGTACCTCGCTTTCTAGATCCACGTAGGATTTACATGGATCCTAAGCGTATAGTCAACCCCACGGGCATGCGTGGTGGAATACTTGCGGCACTTGGTCTTGATGCGCTAAACGAAGCCACTGGAAGAAACATTCCTGACAAGGATTTACTTGCTGCTGAAATTTTACTGACGCTGCCGTTGAGTCCGGTTTCAGTTGTGGCTGCTGGAGTCGCTCATGATGTCAACAATCCTTTTGAAGCTGGGACAGTTTTTGATGAAAAAACAGGAGCTTTGACTCCTATGTCGATGAGTGAGCGTGAAATTCGTATTGCGCGTGGTGAAAAAGATCCGTATCCAAACTTTGACCCTGACGGCAGGATGCGCGTGGGTCCCTACGATAATGAGTTTGTAGTGCCTGCTTCTACAAAAGAGGAACCTACAGTTGAGATGGGTCGCACAGATCCGTTTGCTCCACTCACCTCTGAGGAAGAAAGTATTCAACCTTCACAACAACCACCTAGTGCTCCTGAGAGTTCTGCTAACGAAAGCGCTGTGGAAGAAGTTAAGAAGATGCTACTGAGTGATGGTGCAAGTAATTACCAAGATTTCACTAAGCAAGAGATAAACGATTACTACGATCAGCTGAGGAAGCAAGATCCCGAAAAAGCAGTTAAGTTCGGCAAGGACGTAAACAACGTTCTGTTTGGGTACTCTTGAGTTAGACTTTATTTAAGTCAGTTTTTCACAGGCAAATACGATGGGCGTTTACCAAGGCGGTCCTGGCATGGGTTTGGCTCCCGGCAGCGGTGGAGAGCAAATGCCTGGCATGCGTATGGCTGGTGCCCGTCTTAACGAAATCGGACGTGCTGCCCAAGGTCGCATGAACCAGGGTGGACCTGGCATGGCACTGTACACGGATCCTCGTAGTAACGAACAGCAGTATGGCCGTGGTGCAATGAAGGTTGCTCCAAACGATGGATTCCAAAACATGATGATCGAATCAGGTGGCGATCCTAGGTTTGGCATGCGCTAAAGCATGACTGCTCCGCGATCCCCATTCCGGCGAGATGTCTTTTTATTGAGGACTCTTGTCGGAATTTTTGTTTTTGAGTTTGCGGTAATCGGGTTCAGTTTTTATAAGTGTGCTGAAAAGATTGGCAACTCTGAGAATTCCTCGGTGCAGCAAATTTGTCCAGATTTGGGAGGTCGCGCAGAAACTTTGTTCGGCGTGGCAATTGCAACTACGCTTAGTCTTATGGGTCTAAAAGAGCCCGAATCTAAACTGTAAGTATCAACTCACTGGGTTAATCACATGAGCTACGGTATGGCCCCTATGGGATTCTCTCCATCGATGGTTGAGGGTGGTGTGTTCATTCCTGGTATCGATGAGGAGGCCCAGGCTCTTGAGTTTTTGCAGCAGTACATTCAGGAAATGGAGCCAGCTATAGAAGTCCAGCCAAGTGACATTCAGTATCCACAGGAGCAAGATCCTAATTTCAGAAGAATCTATGGAGATGACGGTCGGCCTACTTTTATTGAGGACGGCAAGAAGGACTTTATGCTTTCACCACAAGGTGGTATTGCTTTTAACTTGGGTGAGTTTTTGAACAACTTGCCTTACAGAAAGCAAGAGAGAAGATACCAAGGTAACGAGATTGAAGGACTGACTCCTTATGACCAGCGTGGTTATGGAGGAGATCAGTATGCACCTAAATTTTATGATGACTACACAAGACCGTTCGATCGTCCCGATACTCTGAGAGACCCACGCAACCCAGGTGGTCCTGTAACTCAGCCCGATGGTAGTTACTTTGAGTACTCAGTTCCAGTTCCCGGTTCGGCACAACCAGTACTAGCTGGTGGGATGAGACAGGTGCCTCCTGTTTTGAGGAGAGTCTGATTCCGAGCATATAGTGATCTGATGGATTTGGTTTACTTCACCGTGGGTTTTGGTGCTGTCTGGTATTGGTGGATGCATGCGCAAGGAGTCATTGGATGATGTATGTGGGTTGTGTGCACTAAGTAGTGTAAGTGTTGTATGCGTTGTGTGAGTTGAGGGCTGCGGTTTAGGTGGGGACCGGACAACTTAGAGAATGCGTAATGTGCATAGAGCTTTGTATATGGTTTATAAAGCGCGACGTTATTGTCAAGAACCAGAAGGTTTGAGAGAAGTTTTTTGTGTGCATAAAAAAGCCCCGTGGTAAAAAACGAGGCCATGACGTAAACCGTCGTAGTAATGGAAGGAGGGTGGGGTCATTGAGGGAAACGACGCCCGTGACTACCGCAAGCTGTTAGAACTGTGGGGAGCGCGAGTTCCGAGGCTGATGATCATAAATGATCACACTTGAGACTAGAACTTTACTGCTAGTTGCCAACCGGTAAACATAGCTTTTTGAGCTGTAGCAAATGCATTGAGTGTCATGTCCACAGCACGTTGTACATCTGGATGTGCGTAATCGTCAAAGATCACTACGCCACCAGGCTTAACCATAGGACAGTAAAGAGCAACATCACGCGAAACAGAGGCAGAGTCATGTGCTCCATCGATGTATAGGACATCAATCCATCTGTCCGTTTCGTTCCTGAGTACCAGTTCCTGAAATACGAACCAGGAAAAGCCTTTGATGATTTCGACTTTCGCAGCGTTATCAGATTTGGCGACATTTCCCCGTGCTGTGTACTCAATACAGCCTAGTTCAGGGTAATTTTCAGGGTTTTCGTGGTGTTCGATGCTTCCAGTGAACGGATCAATGGAGATCAACCTTGATTCTGGGTGATCAAGGTAGAAATCAGACCAAAAACAGGTTGATGCACCTTCGTAAACGCCAATTTCGACGATCTGACGCTTCTCTTTTGGGTCCAAACGGAAGATTTCACCCTCTGGAGCCTCATTTAGTACTGCATCTGTGTTCAACAGAGCGTCATACCACCCTTGATTGAAGTTATAGCGATCACTAAGCTTCTTTTTGTCTTTGAGAGTCACTTGCTTAGTTAAAGGAGACCCAGTAGGGGCTGGGACAGCCACTTCTTCGTCATTCAGCTGTGCCATCAGCTCTTTGAACTTGCTTGTCACTAAAAATCCGCATTTTCAGCATGTTAGCACTCATAACAAGGCTTGCCAGTAGCTTTTGAGTGGTGTATGCTTTTTGTATAACAACAAAAACACCATGAGCAAGCAAAAAAGACGCGGATATCGTCCTCCCGTCGTTTCTAGTCGAGGACATAGCTTTCGTTTTGACTCCAGAGACATCTTTCACTCAGTTGGTATCTGGCGTTCCCCTGAAATCCTCAATGCGGTCGTTGGAAACCTTGTTGGATTGTTTTTTCTTGCTTTATTGGTTCCTGCGTTCTTTTGGGTTAGTGAGAACACTGAGCGAAACAACAAATTACGTGATTTAAAAAACGAGTGCAACTTTCAGCTGCTTCAGTCGCAAGGAAAGACTGATTCTCGGTATTGCTTTTTAAAAGCTAAAAGTCAATTACTAAAAGGGTCTCGGTGAACTTACATGGGTTAGGGTGGTCATTCGATTTTTGAAAAGCTTGAAAACATCAGTGTTTGCAGAGGCTCTGCCTAAGAGCTTCGTTTGTCCGAAGTGCGGAAAAGAGTTCAAACTTAAAGGAGCAAGGCTAAGGGAGTGGAACCGACGTAAAAGTCGTAAACCAGAGATGAATGGACCTTTTTGTGGTCACGATTGTTCCGGCCATTGGAATGATGACAGAAAAAGGCAAACCCGATTACTAGCAGTCTCGTTTAAGTAAGCTTTGATTCCGCCCTCAGTGGCGGAGCTATAAAAAAACTACTGATGACAATCTCAAACTTCCCTGCGACTAGAAGTCGTTGCTGTCCGAAATGCGGGGAATCTGGATTCAAGACCATTGAATCAAGAGACACCGTGGAAGGAAAACGGCGGCGATACCGTTGCAAACATTGCGATTATCGCGAAACTACCTACGAAATACCTGGCTCTTCCTACGATGAGTTAGTGGAGCTTCGTAGAACTATGCGCGACGTGAGAAACCTTATTTCTCCCTCAGCTCCTAGTGAACTCCAAGAATCAACGAGACACGTGATCTGCTACTCGTGCGATCATTTTGATGTGAAAGGCTGTGGGTTTGGTTACCCAGAAGCTGGGTCCGCTGACGCAGAAGGTTGTTTCAATTACGAAACTAAGCAGTAATATACTGATACTGCTTCAGTTTTTATGGATTCGATTCCGGTCCTTGGGACTGCGATTGTCAATGCTCCGTATTGGCTTCATCGGTTGTACATGTCAATCGATTTCCCTGTAGATAACTTTGTAGTATTTAATAATAACGGTAGGGGACAGATAACTAAAGAGGTAGATGCTCTACATGACATGAGCAATCCTTTTGTTAAAAAGGTACATGTGTGTCATCTACCTGCCAACGTTGGGTGCTCAGGTGCATGGAACTTGATTATCAAGACTTTCATGAAGGAGCCTTATTGGATTATCTCTAACCATGATGTGATGTTTGAACCAGGGTTCCTGGAAGAAATGCATATCGCTGCTCAAAACGAGATGGTTGGTATCGTCCACGGCTCTGGAGGAGGCTGGGATATTTTTGCTCTGAAGGATTGGGTAGTTGAAAAGTACGGTCTGTTTGATGAAAACTTGTATCCCGGTTATTGCGAGGATATGGACTATGGCATGAGGTTCATTCACGATGGCATGAAACGTGTCATGCAACTCAGTAAGGGCTACTACCACGGTACTAAAAAGAACGATTACAGCGACGGCAGTCAGACTTGGCGTTCGGAACCTGAGATCGCCAATGCAATTCACATGGCGCATGAGATGAATAAGAAGTATCTACACATGAAGTGGAACGAGGCGTGGCAAGGGCACGTAGAAGGAGAGACGTACAAGACTCCTTTTGACATCCCTGAAATGCCAGTTGATTTCACCACCTATGACCTAGAGTTCGTCCGTCGCAAGCACCTGGGTTTCTGATGTCATACACCGTTCGACACGTCGTTAATAGCAAGCTGCTTTCCGTTGATGACGATCCTGCAGCTCAGACTTTTGACGACTATGGTTTGATCTGCCAAGCCCTGACAATTGCTGCTGGTACGGATCTGTCGCATATTAATAATCCTTTTGCTAACGCTTTCCCTGGTGATCATTACCGCCTGTTGGCTGGTCTTCTCACTTCCCTTCGTCCAACCTGCATTGTAGATATTGGTACGCACATGGGTACAGGTACTCGTGTGATGTACGACTTTGCTTCCAGGGCAAAAATCCATACTTTTGATTTAACGCCGTGGCACGAGTTCGAACCAACATTTCTGAATGAAGGAGATTTCGTAGAAAATGGCGGTCGCTTAACCCAGCATCTGGCTGATCTCACGGATCCCGACAACTTCCAGAAGTTCTCTGCTTTGCTACAGCAAGCAGACTTCATCATGGTCGATGCTTGTAAGGATGGAGTATTTGAGGAAAAGTTTTACTCTTTGCTTTCCACGCTTAGTATGGAGAACAAAACTAGGTACATGCTTCTTGATGACATTCGCTTTACCAGTGAACTCGTCAACTGGCGTCGTATCGAAAGCCCAAAAATTGATCTCACTAGTTTTGGTCACTTTACTGGTACCGGCCTAGTGGATATCTCTGAAGGCTTCAAGTTCTTGCACTAAGGTTAATGCCTTTCTACTCTTCTTACCCCACCCAAGGCAGACTGTTCAACAACCTCAAGAGTCTGTTGGAGGGTAAAGGGCTTTCATCTTTTGCGTTGAGTAAAGCGGCGGACTTGTCTCCGACGACCACACGCAAAATATACACTGACGAAAAGTACATTCCTTCTCCTGACGTTCTAGAGAAGATCTGTTTGTATCTTGAATGTCAACCTGGCGACCTTTTGTTTATTAAAGGTATGATGGAAGGAGAAGTTGCAATGGGGTCTGGTGTTTTCTCCTGCTGAATACGAACTAGCAGCACGTGCCTTAGGCGCACCAATTCCCCAGAACGATGCGGAAAGAGCGGCTGCTGCACCCATGGTCGCTATGGTGTTGCGGGAATTTGGCCGTGGTGGCACTCCTCCTCCGCCAGGGATGGATAACCAGGGTATGCAAAACACTGGTGCCACCCACTCTTTGAATGGGTATCCCGACAACAACCATCCGATGGAGCGCCAGTATCTGGCTTCACGGATGCGTACTGACGCAACCCCTGAGCTGGACCCAGAAATTCTGCAACTTTTGGAAATGGTTGGAGACCAACCTGGGGCGGTCGATGCAATTATGCATCTGCTTTCTTACATCCAGCAAAACCAGAATCAGCACATGGATCAGCTCTCTTCACAGAGACCGGCTGAATGTGATTATCCCAACCTTGGTGACAACTACTCCATGTTGAATGCCCCCGGCAGCAACATGATTCCTCCTTCTGTTCAATTCCAACAACTGAGTTGAAATGGATCGAGCTAAGCAACTGCGTGAGAGAGATGTAAGAAGAGGGGCACCTGAGGTAAATCCGGGTGAGTTTCTTCGTCGTTATCTGTTGTCTAACTTTGTAGAGACCGGATCTCATCCTTCTAAACAACAAAAGGAGGCTTTGACACCTCCTACTCAAGACAAAGAGAATAGTCTAAAATACATGAAGAAGCCTCGCCAAGGCACCACCTACGACAACCCTGGAGGTTTCTAATGGCTGCTCCTGGATTACTACCGATGGCCGGTGGTGCCATCAATACAGGTTTTAAAACAGCTGCGACGTTCGCTCTGCTGGAAAAATTGCTTGGTCCCGTTTTGGGCGGAGTCCAATCTGCTGTTGCTTCTCCTAATCAAGCACTTCAAGCAGGGAACACTACAGCTGGTAAGTACACTGTTTCGCCTTCACAGGAAGCAGCTATTTATCAACAAGCACTTCTTTCGAATGCTTTAAATAAAATTCTGCAAAAAATAGGACTCAGCGAGGGTGGTACTGAAATTGATCCACGCGAATTGATCGATAATCGATTTCAAAAAAACCTAGAAGCACTAAGAGAAACTCGTACTGGCGAAATCGCTCTGGGTGAACTGGGCGTTATGCAGGCTACTAACCCTGCTATTGCTCAAGGTACGGCCACAGTCGTTAAGTCTGGTGATGAGCTTCTAGGTCAAGTTATTGGGGATATCCTCAGTAACGCTAGAGTTAATGCAGATTCAGCTGTGGGGCAAGTAATCTAATGACTGTCAGAAGAATAATTGGCGATTTAACAAGGGCAGCAATTAAGAATCCTGACGGTGCTGCTCAAGTTGCCAAAGGATTTCGTAATGCCGTAGGACCAGAGAAGGTTGATGAACTTATGGGAGCGTTGCTGGATCAAGCAACTAGAACAATTCAACCTGCGCAAAACAGAACACTTCAAGCACTAAAGGGACTTGCTACAACCGCTCTTCCGTTGGGAGTTGGTGTAGGAGGAACTTATGCAGCAATGAATGCACTGGGTGGTGGTTCAAATAACGACGGTGGTGGCGACACAACTCCTCCTGTAAGCGACAACTCAAGTCAAAACGACCCTCCTTCAAACCCCAACGTAAACACCACCAACTCCAACACTGGAACTACTGCGTTTCAGAGTGGCCAAGTAAGTGACCCTACTAACCTTGATGGTTATCTTGAGACCCTTGTTGGACTGGCGAGAGATCGACGTGACCAGTTTGATACTGTTAACTCCCCAGCGTACCTAGACGCTGCTACAGCACGACAAAGAGACGCCAAGCTGGCAGTCAATCAGCAGGTGCTAGAAAGCATCGAAGAAAGAACTAGGGAAAACAGCAGACGGCAAGAAAGTATTTCTCGCATTAATGCGTGGAAAGCAATCGAGCAAGAAACGATTAGAGCTAACACGGCTATCGCTCAAAGCCTTGCACAGATTGCTTACACGTCCAGTGTGCCTAATGCAGGCACTTTGAGTGCTCTTTCTCCAGTTGTTCAGGCTGGTGCTGGTGCGTTTAAACCTGGCGCTTCTGTTCTTCCCCCTATTCGCTAATTAGTCATGGCTGCTTGGCTCGGTCCCGCATTATCCGTTGCTGCTCCTCTTGTCGGCAGTCTTTTTGGCGGTGGAAGTAGATCCTCCGGTGGGAGTTCTGGGGGAATGGACCCAAATACTGCACTCTATTTGCAGCAATATGCTTCTGCTGCAGCGGCTGCTAATGCTCCTCTAACTGCTGCTGCACAAGGTTTAGCTTCCTTGACCGGTGCCTATAGCGGAGCTTTAGGGCAACGAGGCAATCTGATTAGCAGCGGTCAGCTCACACAGTTGGCTGAAGCTGCTAATCGGTCGCAGAGTGCCACGGGTCTGCTGGGACAAGAAGCTGGAGGTTTGACACAGCGTGGCATCCAGCTTCTGGGAGATACTGCTGATGCACGTTTGCAAGTTGAAAAACTCAAGCCAAAGTTTGAGTACGAAGCAGGCAGTGCAGCCCTAGCTAATGAAATGGACCTGTATAAGGAAGCAGCTGAAACGAATATTGGTTTGAGGAAGAATGAAGAAATGGGCAAGCTTAACGCTGCCCTTGATCAGGCATATACTATCGGTGATGTTTTTGACACCCGAGCTGACGCGAAAGGGAATATGGCTCTTAAATCTCAGCAGCTAAACAACGACATCAAACTACAGGAAGTCAGGGATTTAGGCTCACTCGCACGAATCCAAGCTGAAGGTAAACGACAGATGGCACTGCGTCGTCAAGGAGTTAACCTGGCACTAGCAGGAACCAGCAGATTTGCATGATCAGCACTAGTGTTATTGGTGACTCGACTACCGTTGGCGCGTGGTTAGATACTCTCGATAAAACTCAAAAAGACGCATTCAAGTTCTACTGCAAGAATTGCGTCAGCGATATCGAGGCATTTCTCTACGCTCGTTTTCTTCAGCCTGGGTACTCAGGATCGATCTCTGATCTGACTGCATACGTGCAGGAGAAGTACCCTAAAGAAGATCTGCGAAAGATCCTGCTGATCGAGATTGACTCATTAAAAGTAGACATCGAGAATGTCCGTCAAATGACTTTGACTGGGATGCTTGATCATGCCACAGCTGCCACCAAGATTTCCGTTCTTCAAAAAGAACTCAGATCGCACATCCAAGCGGTCAGAAGCCTCACTGATGGTGTTGATCGCCGTGGTCTCTTACTGGCTGGCGCTGATCGTTGTCTTCGTGAACTAAACAATACTTTCGAAGATGTGCCCGCGATGATGGCTCTGCTTGAAGAAGCATCACTCGTCATCTGGAGCACCATCGAACGAGAGGAGAAGAGCTAAACCTTCTCCATCAAACTAAGTAGATTGTTTAATTCCATTCGGAAGATACCCATAAAGCAATCATTGACCCCAAGAGAAAGACTGAGAACGTCTTCTTTTACCGTGGCCCCGAAAGGAAGAATGCAAGCTGGTTGTTTGGAGACTGGATTACCTTGAACGTCAGTCCACGTAATTAGCTCATCTTCCATAGACCCTTCAAACATCACTTCAGGCATGTGACGCACGATTTTGGTAAGTTTTTCGTCTAACGTGTAGCAGCTCAATCCGTAGAACAAAATTGGTCGTTCTTGGTCTGGCACCCTACCCATGAACTTAAAGTGGTAAAAGACAAGCCACTCATCTCCAATTTTGATTGGCGCTGTGGAGTTGAAAGTCGGAAAATCTCCAGTCACCTGTTGAAGTACTGAAGAGTCGATCCTTTTTTCCTTTTCTCCCGGTGTCTTGATGACAATCGGTACGGTCGAATAAAGAAGACGAGTTTTGTCGTCGTCTTGGAAGAAGCACCAGTTTTTCTCTGAGCCACCATCTGTATGGTTTAATCCGATCTCAGGGTAGAAAGCATCTACACACTGACCAAAACGATTGATTTCTCCCACGCAAACTTTGGGAGTTTTTGCCATTTTGTGATTGGTGTTATCCCAACGCGAAGCGTAAGTGCTCGTGATGAATTGACACATCAGGTTTCCCTGAAAGTCATGAAACAGTCTTGGGTCCTCATAACTTAATTTGTGAGGTTTGTTTCTTACTTTCTTAGCTCCGACAATTGTGTCGTCACCAATAAGTTCACCTACATAGACATCTGTAGGAACACTGTTGTAGTAGAAGTACTTCATGTCGTGCCGGAACACAAATGGTTCAGGCTGAGATCGCCACGCAATTAGTTGGTGACCTTCGTGTTCGAACAAGCAAGGACTAAAGTTAGCTACCGAACGAAAAGGAAGTCCTCGATTAATTCTGGTGAACACACCACCCAGGTCCTCAGCTTGCTGGTAAACACAGGGGCCTCCGTGTTGATACATGCGCACCCTAGACGGATAGCACACGCTGCTCATCGAGGCGTGGTATCGAATGTGTTGAGTACTCATTTGGACAGATCCTCCATTGCTTTTTCAAATCCGAGTGCAATCTGATCCCAGCGGTAACTGGGATTCTGCGTAACTTCGTAGCACTCTTGAGCTACTTCGTCTCTAAATGCCTTGTCGTTGTAAAGCTTGTTGAGATGGTCGACGGCAGAAGAAACGTCGATAATTCCTCTTTCAACGCTGAGATCTTTATCTCGAACCCAAGCCGCGACATCGATTAGACATCCACTTCCACGCCAAATATCTCGACAAGACGTGTGGTCAGGAACCACTTGTGCTTTTTTACACGACGCATGCTCGAATGGAACGAGTCCCCAACCTTCTCCATCTGCTGTATTTATACCAACGTCACAGGAGTTATAGATTAAGTTTAGTGTTTCGTCGGTAGGCGGAGCCATATAGTTGATATTCCGTGCGGTCATAATCAACCGGTTCGTTGGGTCTAGATCGCGTCGTTGCATTTCTGAGTTAAAGATTTCACGAACGCTCCATCCCAAATCTTTCTCACCCATATGCAGATAGAGCATGGTGTCGGGTTTGTCCTTAGCAAACTCAGCAAATGCTTGGATTGTCAGGTCAATTCGTTTGCGAGGTTGGTTTCTATTAGCGTTGAGGACAATGAATTTACCTGCAGGAAGACTCAACTTTCTACGAGCTTCTTCCTGATCCATGGGGAAGAACTTCTCTGCGTCAATACCATGAGGAAGAACACCCAACATCTTCGGTTGGACATTGTGATTTTGGATGCGCTGTGCTTGTTGGACTGTAAAGGTGACTGAAAAATCCCAGTCCTGCACATACCTGAGCATAGAATCTACGTACCGCTCAGAGTCAATGGGGAAGTAAGGTATGAATTTAAAACCCAGAGTTGGTTGCAGGAAATGAATCTTTTCCCACACCTGATTGATCATCCAGATATCGTTTACAGCGATAATGAAGTCAGGCTTCTCTTCCTCAACCACTGAAGGTAAACGAGCCAAACCAAAACGATCACCAGGATGAACCCCGGCTGCAGGGTAGATTTTAAAATCGTATTGGTGCGGATCTCCGTTATAGTTAATACCGAACACTACAACTTCATGGTTTTTGCTGAGGTGCTCTAGGAGACTATGGGTTACACGTGCAAAACCCGTATGAGAAACTGCATCTCCATACCAGAGAATTTTGGCCATACAGAAGTAGAATCTTCCTAACACTATACAGACAGTTTTTAGATATGCCGAGTAGAGAAACTTTTGCGTACCGGAGAGCTTTACGACTAAAGGCTCAACGCGCTGTGGATGCCGATGAAGACAACTTCGGTGTAGATAACGTATTTGCTAGAGCACAGGATGATTTCCTTACCTTCTGTACTGTTCTAGATAAACCACCAGCACAACATATGCTGGAGTGGCATAAACATCTTGTTACTGGTGAATCAAATAAATATCTGCTTGACATAGCCGGACCCAACTTAGATATTTTGGCTCCCCGTGGATCGGCAAAAAGCACGGTTCTGAACTTATTTACCGCGTGGGTTATTGGACGCCACACCACACAGAAAAGACCGCTTCAGATTATCTACTGCTCGTACAACATCAATACTGCTATTCCGAAGAGTCGGATTATCAAGCAGATCATTGACTCAGCGACCTTCAGAAAAATTTTTCCGCGAGTGCAGCTCCGCCAGGGTATGCAGAGTGATGTGGGCTGGTCAATTGATTTTGACTATGCAGGTATCAGTCGAGTGGGTGATGAAGAATTTACTCTTCGTGCTGCGGGGCTGAGAGGGTCGATTACGTCTAAACGTGCTCACCTTGTCATTGTGGATGACCCTATTAAATCCAGCGCTGATATCAAAAACCCTTCGATTAGGGAGGAGATGAATAATAACTGGTCGAGTGTTATCGCACCGATTGTGTTTGAAGGTGGCAGGTCGATATGTCTCGGCACCCGATTCCATCCGCTGGATATTCATAAAACTATGTTCATCCCACAAAAAGGTTGGAAGCAGGTTTCCCAAGAAGCTATTACTTACGACAACGATGGTGAGCCTGTTAGTTACTGGCCTAGTCAGTGGTCGGCAACATACCTGCTGCAACAGAAAGAACTAGATCCTGTGGCGTTTGCTTACCAGTATCAACAGCAGGCAGTGATGTCTTCTGACTTGGTGCTGTCTCCTGATCTCATTGTCAAAGGAGAAGTTGCCACAGAGTTTGATTCTCTGGCTGTGGGCATTGACCTTTCGGCAAGTAAAAACGAAACGTCTGACTACACCGCATTTGTTTTAGGGGGAAGATTGAAAGATGACTACTACATCGTGGACGCTCATCAGGTCCGTTCAATTGGAAATTTAGAAAAAATCGATCTTCTCTGCGACATGTTGGTGGAGTGGGGCATCCTGGTGCTCCAGGACGGTGTGTACATGCCTACATATTCAACTGTAACCCTCGTCGTTGAGGCTGTAGCGTATCAAGCTAGTCTTGCTGCTGATATACGAAGAGTTCTCTTGAACGAGCGTGGCCTTTACAACCTGCACATCCACGAAGTCAAAGGGTTTAGGGGAGACAAAATTGCTAGGTTCCGGGGGACCTTAGGTCTTCTGGAGAACAAAAAGGTGACTTTCAACAAGTACCGAAAGTTTGAGGCGCTTATCGACCAGTTAATCAATATTGGTGCAACTAGCCACGATGACTTGTTGGATGCTTACGTTTGGTTAATGACTTTCCTCCAAAAACGAGGTCAATTCTCCGTTGAGTACTGATGAAAAAATTTCTCATTCTGGTTACTGCCCACGACCCTCTGTCTCGCTTTGATCCACTTCTCAAGTGTCTGAAGGAGTATGCGAAATTTCCTTTTCAGACAACGGTAGTTATCTATATCGATTACGAACACATGCGAGATCAAGAGGATCTCCGTGATTTGATCGAAGCAAACATCTGCGAAAAACTGAACGTAGAGATTGTTGCCGCTCCTTCTAGCTATACCGGTTACCACTTGTGCTGGGCACACAAAAATCTTCTACGGTTAGCTGTAACTCAGAGCACATACGATTACTACATGTACTCTGAAAACGATATGTTGTTTACTCCCGACCACCTGAACTACTGGTTGGAGAACAAAGATATGTTGAAAGAACTAAACCTAGAACCCTCGTTCTGTAGATACGAACTAAACGGGGACCTCAAGATTCCTTTTGACAACTACAAAAGGTACAACTTGACTGAGCTTACGGAAAATGTTTGGCACGACATTCCGCATCAAGCAAAGGTTTATTTGACTCCTACGCACGAGAAGTATCTTGGTTTCATCCTGCTAGGCAACCCTTATTCAGGGATGATGATTCTTGATCAAGAAATGGCTGAAGAGTACATTGCTTCGGTCAGTTCTCACCCTGAACTCAGCCATCGAATGGTTGGTCACCGCAACTGGCCTATTGCCGATCGTTCATCTATGGGTATTGCCTTTGAAAACCTAGAAGAAGGACAAGACCACAGACGCGTGGTGCCTCTGGTGCGAAAAGGTGATTGGGTAACCATCGCTGACGAAGGTTTGATACGTCACTTGGATACAAAATACTCTGATAACCTCCTAAAGCAGGCAGACTGCATAACCACCGAGAACATGTTTGTATGAGCGTAGTCGACAACGTCAACCACCCATCGCACTACACCGCTGGTGGTATCGAGTGTATTGATGCGATTAAGTCTGCACTAACTGATGAAGAGTTTTTTGGTTACTGCAAAGCCAACTGCATAAAGTACATCTGGAGAGAGAACCACAAGCAAGGAGTTGAGTCCTTAAAAAAAGCTCAGTGGTACTTAAACCTGTTGATTAAGGAGAAAGAGGTAGAATGATGATTATTTCCTGAGCTATGGATATCCCAGCCTTTGGAACTGTATACGGGCAGGTTGCGTCCTTGCCTTATGCAAGTGGTTTTAGGTGGACTCCCTCTGACGGTCCTAAAACTTTTTCCACGTGCCGTGGCGTCAGCGTCATCACTAGCAACAATAGCGATGTTGTTTATATCGAACTGAACGACGGACAAGGACAACTCATTCCTATGGGTGGGTTTGTTAATAACCCTCTGCTCCCTGTTGGTGCCACAACCATCTCTGGTGGTGACATTACTTCTGCTGTTGTTCTTTTCTGATGAACTACAACCAACTTTCTCAAATGCAAAACTCCATGCGTGGTGAAAACCGCTATGGAGACTTTGTCCGTCAGGGACTCGATCAAGAAGCAGGTGCACCACCCCCACCTCCTCCGCCGAATGCGGATTCTAATGAAGCTTTTGATCCCAACATGGACGAGAGAGCTGATGTAGAAGTCATGAAGAGACAGCTTTTGGCATCAGCGAAGGATCGCAGGTAGCATGTTGCTACTAGCAAGCGTTTTGTGATTGTTGACTGCTTTACGTATTTCAACGAAAAAGAACTCCTAGAGCTGCGCGTCCGCACGTTGGAGAACCACGTTGATGGTTTTCTGATTACTGACGCAAACCGCACCCACCGTGGAGACAAAAAAGCGTTCTCCTGTGTGGAGACTATTCGCGAGTTGGGTTTACCAGAAGAAAAGATTCAAGTCCTTCATGTTGAGCTTCCAAGCGCTACGGAAGCTCCAGATCCGTGGATTCGTGAAAGAGGTCAGCGCGATGCTCTCAGCATTGGCCTTTCTATGCTTGATGATGACGATTACTTTATTTGTTCTGATTGCGACGAGATCACTAACCCTTCTGCAATCGAAGCAATCAAGCGTTCTGTCGATATGGAGGAAAATAAGATTATTAGAATGAGTATGAGCATGCACTACGGACGTGCAGATCGTCAACTCGTTTCTCCGGAGGGTGAACTCTTTGATTGGCGTTGCGGTGTGGCTAGCACAGTCGGAAAGCTCAAAGAATTCGGAACTCTATCGGCGATGCGGGCGTCGACTGACAATTATTATGTTGGTGTTCGGAATGCTGGCTGGCATTTCTCTTGGATGGGAGATGCAGACCGAAGAAAAACCAAACTCCGCAACATCGCCGAATACTACATCTGGGACAAGCCAGAGGTTCAACAGCTGTGCGATGATTTTGTTGCGGAACCCGGCAATACCGATATGCTCGGACGCCAAGACCATTTACTAACTGAGTATCCGGTTGAGGATTTGCCCGAAGAGGTGGTTAAACTAGAAAGAGTTAGAAAGTATCTTCTTCCCGATGACGAACAAGATGCCGCCTGAACTCCTAGAGAGGTTCAAGAAAAAGCAAGGAGAAGATGACGAGAAAAAAGAAGAGGGAGGCAATCAGGAGAAGCGTAAGTCTGCTCTTGAGAAGGCTCGTAAGGCCAAGGAAATGCGTAAAAAGGACAAGTGACTCTGAATGTCATCCTCAACTGAAATCAGAAACCGGTTTGAGGAGATCCTAGAAGCCGCAAGGACTCAGGATCGCTCAAATCAATCAGCGACGATGGTTGTGCTTAGTCACATCCAGCAGATGGTCCTGTACATGATCAAGAAGGGTATCACCTTCTACTGTGAACAAGACACCTATAAGAGTCGTTCTAGGTTCTTAGAAGACGTTATTGCCCTCAACAGGCTTGATATTCGATTTCCTTCGATTATCAGGAACTTCCTGATCGACGGTTGTGGTTTGTTTTACTTCCGTCCTGATGAAAAACTGAAGTATCAGATCTATTTCTTCAACAAAAACCAATATCGGGTCTACCACGACCTCAACGGCTCTGTCGAGGAAGTTGTCATTCTCTATAGCTATAGAGTTAAGAATAGCAACTTAGGTCTGCCTTCAACAACATACGGGCAGAACAAAAGATACGTTCGTTTGGCTATTACAGCAGACGAAATAACAGAAAACGAGAGTGATTCTGAGCTTAGTTTTGAGCTGGAACCTGGAAGTGTCCTGACTCCATCCAACACAAGAAAGAATACTCTGGGTTTTGTGCCTGCTGTAGAGGTTCTAAACAAGCCCAACGCATCAGGAACCGAAGGTGAGGGCGAATTTGACCCATTTATGGAGCAAATCGTGCTCCATGATCAAATTATTCGCAATGTTGCCAAGAATATTGAGTTCTTTGGTAACCCTACGCTGATTAGTTCTCGGCCCCGTAGTGATCTGGTCGAAGCTAACGACGCTCAGAACACTTTCCGCCCGACAATCAGCAGTCAGAGCGGATTTGCGGGTCAAACCACCCCCTCAACAAGGGTTAGCGAGCCTTTTGGCACCGCTATGGGTGGTGGGCTCCGTGTTCCGCGAATTATTGCGAACATTGAGCCTTCAGATCGAGTCGGTTACATGACTCCAGACCCTGTGTCTGGGGATATGAACCGTTATGCGCTGTTACTACGCGAAGAAATTCGTACAGCGCTTGGCGGAGTCGACGAGATCTCGATTTCAGCTGGTGCAACTGCCACAGAGATCAAAGGTCTCACAGGTAGAGCGCAAGCAACTGCTCTGCGGAAAAATAAGTCGTTTCTGACCTACGGATTCTGCCGTTTGTTGGAAATGATTATCTACCACCAGGAACAAATTTTCCGAGAGTCCTTTATTGTTGCTTCGGGAATGAAAGTTCCCTCACCTCCAAAGGAGCAAACTCCTGAGTCGAATGAGAAGTATCAAACTTCTCTTCGCCGCTTTGATATCAAGGTGGATCAGGAGATTAAGACCGCTATCGAGAAGGGCAAAGTTCCTTCTGGTGTAGTTGGTCTTCCTGAGGACGGTGAGCGTGAGGTGACGTATCGTTACCAAGGTGACGTATACGAAGATACCGCTTACGACATCAACCAGAAGTCGATTGTTGTCAGAAACCTGCAGGAACTAGGAGTAGACAGTGTGGAAGCACTGAAATTCCTTTTCCCTGAGAAAACTGACAACGAAAGAGCGGAAATGCTGCAGGGTTTCCCATTCCGTATGGTTCAACAAACTCAAGCAGCAATGCAACAATTCCTGGTATTATTAAGCCAGATGTTGCAATCACCGCACCCACTTGCGCCAGATCAACCACTTGCGGCTGATCCTAGACTGAACATCACACCGCTCCTTTACAGGACGTTTGACCATCTCGCTGAAGAACTAACTTATTCGGGTAGCTATGAGCCAGCAGATCCAAGCTTCGACCCCGAGCCCGGTCTCCCCGGCGGTAGCCCCGACGGTAACCAGCGACCAGGGTTCAACCGCTTATCCCCAGTGGGTGCCCCAAGCAGCTACCCCGGTGGCAGCTTCGGTACCTACAGCCCCCTCGCCACAGCAGGTAACACAGGCTACGGCCCCTATTACCAGCAACCAGTACAGCCAGTCTCCGTCGCAGTCCTCCCCGAGCAATCCTTGGGAAGCAGCGATGGGTTCGCTGGAGCGGGTGCTGACCCAGGTCAACTCCCCATCCCCCAGCCCGACTCAGTGGTCGCTCAATCAAGCGCCACAGGCGGATACAGCAACGCTCAGTCAGCCTTCACAGGCCCAGCCTTGGGCTTACCAGGAACCGCAGGCAGCGCAGACATTGCCTACCAGCGCCTCACCGACCCAAACTTCCTCGCAGGCTTCTACGGCACCCAGCCAAATCAGCCTAAGCAACGTAAGCGAAGAAGTCGTTAGGCACTTCGGTATCGAGGCTCCTGGAATCCTCAATCAGTACTCATGTGCTCTTGAGGACATGCTGATTGATCAGTCTCAGCGTTACGACGCTTTGAACCAGCAGGCTGGTGCGATGCATCAGATTCTGACTAACCCTGATCACCTGGCTGATTACACCGACCGCTATTTTACTGAGGTTTACCCCGTGGATATCGGCGACGGCGCTGGACAGCAAGTTGGTTATCAGCAGCCCCAGCAGCAGTATCAGCAGCAGTTCGACATGCCTGCTGTTCCCGCTGGTGCCGGTGGCCAGCAAGGATCTGCAGCTCCTCAGCAGCAGTGGGAAGGCTTCTCTGAAGTTATGAACCGCAACCCTGAGAACGCTTGGCGTTATCTGCAGAGCATGGGCCAAGACGCAATGCGCAACAAGCTCTTGTTTATGGAAGGAGCCTGATCTAGGCTTAAATCGGTCTTCTAACAAGACCGGACTTTGTGGACTCTTTACCCTCGCATGACGACTGCGGGGGTATTTTTTTGACTTAGTATTAGCTCACTTACAGGTTTAAGAAATGGCTCTGTCTCCTGATGCTGCTGGCACTCGCATGGTTCCTCTGCAAGTAGCTCCTGTTGAAGCAAAAGCGCAACCCAACAAAAAAACAACTGAAGTCACTCAGTCAGCAGAAGTTGTAGAAGGTGCTTCTTCTGACGGTTTTGACGAAGGCGTGGACATCTCGCTTGCCCCTCCCATCGGTTGAACCTTTTTCAACACCATATCTTCTGCAATCCTTAGTCCTCTTATTCCTGCATATCCGCAGATGAATGAAAGGGCTACAGCTTCTTTGGGACTGAGTTCTAATCTTTCTGCAATAGCAGGACTAACGAACTCAGCCAAGAAGAAACCAACTACCGCTGTTTTTAGCAAACACGGTATTAGTTTTTTTGGGTGCAAAATAGAATCTGTGATCGACCCTGACATCGCAGCCATAAATTGTTCCGGGTCATCTGTCAAGACATCGAGAGCTTTCTCGGCGAGGTAGTTCATCGGCTCCCGGAAACTATAAATACTTTAAATGATCTAGGATTCAAAAAGCAGGGAGAAGAGTATGACTTACGCATCTCAGACTAACTGGAAGTACGATAAGAACCTTTATCACAATATACAGTCAGGCCCACAGCGCACAGAGGATACTCTCGATTTAACAGATACGTACAAATTGGTATCAAGTGGATACCGAATGCCTAACGGCAAACAGCAAAGTTATTACACCGTTCTTAACGACGGACCAGATTTCGGGATTATTACCCCTGGTCCTCCGATGACTTTTGCGTCGGAAATTAACCAACCCACGTACCCAGAAAACAAAACCATCACAGTAACGGTGGTCAATACTTCTGCTGGTAATCGCTTCTACTTTGACGGGGTCGAAAACACCAACTTTTTTATTTTTGAGGGGAGCACATACACTTTCGATATTTCAGACGTTTCACTTATACCTCATCCTTTTAAACTCAGTCTCACTGCAGACGGAACACATGCAGGAGGAACCCTTTTAACTGACGGAGTTACGTATTCAGGATCAGCGGGAACTCCTGGTGCGTTTGTAAGAGTAGTAGGTCAGCTACTTCCAACGGAAGTTATTTACCCCTACTGTCAGATACACCCAAATATGGGTGGTAATACAAACTTCCCCTACGGAGGTATACCTACTAATAATCGTCTCTACCAAACCACAAACTGGAGAACTGTTCCTCCGGCAGTCCCTGGTTACTGGAGCAACTATAACTTTTTTGAGTATCCAGCAGTTTCTGGTCAGCTCACCCTCCAGGACGGTTTTAGGTACCAGAATCTCTACAAAAGCAACACTGCCTCAACACCTCAAACCGCTCTTGGGGGGCAGCCTGGTCTGAGAAGTAAGGGAGCTTATACGTGGTGGGGTGCTAATGCACCTAATAACCAAGCCTACGCTCCGTTCCAAACCCCTCAAGCAGACGGACAACAGAACGGAAGTACAGGGGGTGGTGTCTCCTACCCCCGTACTCAGTACCCGACACTGACTAATCCAACAGCAGATACATCAGGATCTAGAGCTGCGTGGAAGTACAACCCTCCTGTTTACTGCGAAACTTTTAGCGAGATCGTGCGACCTAAGCTCCCTGGAACTTTGGACAGCAACATTCGTCGTATGTATAGAGGCAAGTCCTCTATATATGTCACAAACTATGGCGGTGTCTATGGCGTAATCGGTGAAGCTGCAAGAAACGTACAGCGAACCTTTAGCGCTAGTGTCAACTCCGCTGGTGTCATCGTAAAGTAGACGCTAAGAATGCGACATTCACGTAGTGTTTTAGTGTCACTACAACGTAGACTTAGCAGGTAGTTTCTACGGAACTTATCGATGTTCATCGATAATGATTTTCCGAAGATTCTTGGTGCGGAACTGTATCGTCCCCACCCGGCTTACATCGTGGAAATGGCTGCAGAGCCTGTAATCGTCCATGATTTCTCAAAGCAGCCGGGTCAGACTGTTCAGCTTGACCGCTACAAGTTCTTCGGCAATCCTGGATCGAAGGAGTCTCGCGAGCGTACAGCTGAGCAGACCATCGGTACAGCTAACTCACGCAACATTGTCAAGGACAAAGTCCTTGTAACTCTTCGTGAGTACACCGGACCTGCGGATCCTTCTGATCCGACTCAACCTTCAACCTTCAAGATTGCACGTGAGACGCTGATTACAGCGCAACGTCTGCTTCTTGATACTGGTAATCTCACCACCTTCCACCAGTCAATCGGTAGCCTTACGCTGCTGGATGACTACCGTCGTTGGCGTGATCGCGTCTTTATTAACGAGCTTCTGAAAGCTGTTTCTAAAGGCCAATCATCTGATAAGCAAGGTGGTTACTACTTCCCTGGCGATCTTGCCACGGGAGCACTCACCTACACCAACGCCGAGCAGGCCAAGTTCGACGTTAAAGATGACCTCCTCCGCGTGGTCAAGTCGCTCCGTAAGCGCAACACCCCTACCTACCAGGACGGGTTCTACCGCTGCGTTTGCGACCCTACATTCTTGATGCACTTGCGTCAGAATTCTGACTTCCGTGAGGTGGCTCGCTACCCCGGTAACGGTCAGATCAATCCCCTTATGTCAGCAATGCAGCCTAACGCTGCGCTGTATATGGGTCAGGGCTTCGGTCAGGCTACCTTCGTGGCTGGCGAGCCGATCATGCCCACGGGCTTTGTCTTTGAAGGTGTGCGATTCTTCGAATCCACTAACATGCCTTCACAAAGCCAGAACGCAACTATTGCCGGTGCAGCCGCTGATTACAATGCTGCGATCGGTATGTTCTTCGGTCCTCAGTCTGTTGGCGTCGGCATCGGCGGCAACAACGCTCAGGTTCTCCTGAACAACAATGATGACTTCTCACGATTCATCATGATGATCTGGAGCCTGTATGCTGGTTTCGAACTGCTGAATGCAGACTTCGTGACCGTTGGTTACTCCTTCGAGGCTTGAGGTAACTAACTATGGCAATTAATCCGAACCAGATCTCAGTCGCCAAGATTTATCCTGGCAACTACGCGAACGTTCTTCGTTACTGGCACGAAGAAAAAACCATGCAGTTCGAGAACGCCAATGGCGTTTCTACGAGCTACACCAACCAGCCTGTTGGTGGTCCTGTCGGCGTCATCTTCCGTCCCGGTTGGATTGCTCAACAAGCAATTGGTTACGTTGACCTGAGCTACCAGGCTCTGGGTTCCGTTAACCAGCTGGAGTACTACACCCAAGCCTATGGCTCTGGTGTTAACAGCTCCCCCAACGGCAAATCCAACGTTGCTTTTAGTGACGCTGCCGTCATCATTCCTTCACCGGACTTCCATAAGGACGTTCGTCAGGATATTGCTGACGGTATTCAGGTGCCTTCAGGCGTCTACTGCTACCGCGCTTCTCTGCGGATCACCGGAGGAGACGTGGTCAGCTCTGGCATCCCTGGCTCAGAAACTGCACCTACTTTGTCCCTGGCTCCCGCCGTGGGCGAAGGCTATCCGACTGACAACACTGTTGTATCGGGTGGTTTTGCAGTCTCTGCCATTGGTGCTGACCGCCGCATCCCTAATGGGTCGGTTGCTTCCACCAACATCATCGACTCCAGTCAGCTGGAAGCTACTACTGCGGAAACTCAGTGGAAGCTCTTCGCAACAACCAATGCCTCCCCCGTGGTTGCAGGTTCTGGTGTCTACGATCCTCGCGCCGCCAACAACTTCTTGTCTGGCGACGAAAAGGCTCTCGCAATCTGCGAAGTCTGCTGGATCCTCCCCGACTCTCCCCCGGAGCGTCAGGATGTGGCTCTTCAGCCCGACGGTCTTACAGAATCTTCTGTTTACACGTCTACGTCCCCCAGCTGATAAGATTAGCTGGAACACGGACGACCCCTCTTCGGAGGGGTCTTTTTTTTGTCTACACAAACTGAGTAGAATATATATATTATCTGTACCGTTAGTATCGTGACAGACACTTCACAGCTCAGCATCAATCGTAAGGAGTGTCCTAAATGCGGTGCTTTATGGCTTAACGGAGTTCACTACTGGGCTACTGGAAATCGAGGTAACGAGCTTGATTTAGCTGGTCTTGTGTGTAACGTTGCGCAAAGTAGTATGTGTATTAATGCTATGAAAGGTAAAGAAGGAGGAGACACTTGGGAAAAGCGAAAAGAGTTTCTCGAAGGAGTTGGAAGTGAAGCACACACTTCTTGGGGTGCCGATTTTCATGGTTTAGATTAAAGTACTGCCTACATACTGTTTGTTTATGTCCGACACGATCTACAAACCCAGTGGAATTAAGGTCGTTATCCTCTCTACTCATGACGATGGCGAATATCACATGGTAAGGTCTCTGACCTCAAGCAAGGTCTTCTTTGCCCACAGAGATCAGGTAGAGCAGCAAGATACACCATCTCCAAACAACGACACACTGTCAAGAAATCGGCGCGGTAAAAGAAAAATTTCCGCTCCGCCTGCAGCAGCTGTGGTCAAACCCCAAGTCCCTACAGACAACCGTGTCAACCTAAACACGCTGACTGCAGAGGGTCTCACCCAAGTGCTTCCAGGAGTAGGTCTTAAAACAGCTAAGGAGATTGTCGAACTCAAACAAACTCTTCCAGGAGAGCGATTCACCAAGCTTGATCAACTTGCTTCAATTAAACGTGTTGACTGGGACGCTGTTTTTGAGACTGGACTGGTATTCGTAGAGTAGAAGTAGAATAAAACTAATTCGTGGTTGTGGTAAGTGGCTCAGCTTTCGCAATTTGAGTTAGAACAAATTCAATCGTATCTGGCTCAGCAGGGTGTCACTTTCGACGCTACTAGCACAGATGCAACTAAGCGTGAGGTTGTATACGCTGCTGTTAATCAGCTAACGCGCAATCCAGCCCAAACCTTTGGCTACAGACTTGACGATTTTAACTTTAGTCGTGTAGCTTATCATCTGGGTTACAATATTGCTACAGTTCCTGCTGGTGACTACGCACGACTAATAGAAGCTACATCATCTATTCCTTCTGAGTACTACTACGACAAAATTGTTGCTCAAATTGAGCGATGTGAGGAAGCTGAAAGGTTCACGGAACTTGCCACAGGTGATGCTTCAAGTAGACAAGAAACAATCTTGGGTGACGTTCAACGTTCAATCACCGTTCAAGACAAGCAACAGGTAGCCCGTGTTTGGCGTGAAAACTACTTGTACGAAACCAATCGTCTTGCAGAAATGCTGTATGTCGCCAACTACAAAGACCCTGTAGCAGCTCGCTATAGATTCGAACGAAGTGGAGGAGAGTTTATTCAGGCCCTTCCTGGACCTCCTGACGTATCACGTGCTGACAGATTATATTTCTTTGCCAATTGGCGTTAATATAGAACGAAGTAGTAGCCCAGCTAGGTCTAATGACAGGCAAACTCACGAGAGGTCTAGTTGGGTCTCTTTTTGATTTAGTAAGAGGAGGAGGAAAGAATTTAACTCCTGACGTAGCTGCGTCTCTGGCAATTGCCAGACAAGCTATGTCTAATGTTCCTGAAATCACTGACGATGTAGCTCGTGGGTTACAACTTGGACCTGCGCAGAGTCGAATCGCTAGGGACACTTACGGTGGATCAGGAACTGCCCGTGGTGGTTTGATTGGGACTACAAATATTGCTCCTGTTGCACGGCAAGCACCAGTACCTGAGTTTGCAGTAGGTCCAGGTGCTCCCACCCGTGGCTTTAGAGGCACTTCTCCGAGTGAACTTGTAGGAAATCCCGGTGGAGTAAGACCTGTAGCAGTTGCACCAAATGGTCGTGTTCCTGGGAACGTTGCTCCTCGTCCTGAGTTTCCTAACACAGTTACTCCTCCTCAATCTGAGGTGGCGTTGAGAAGTTCGCTACCTCCACAAGCGCGGCCAGTCATGCGTCCTACAGGGACTACGACAGACGCTGCTCAGGGAAGACTCGATCTTCGCAACCCTGCAGGATCTACTGCTCAGCAACCGTACACAACTTCTAGAGGTGTACAAAGACCTGCAGGCGGAAGCACTGGGGGTCAGATGTACAACCCTCAAGCTGCCGCAAGTCCTAATGCGACTCGCCAAATTCGCAGCATGGCACAAGACGGTGGTCGCTTGGTGGATCGTGTTGATTCTCCTAGTTATCTCAACCGTATTCCTGATGGTCAAGGAAACTTGTTTGGAAGGGGTATTGACACTTCCAATCCATTAGCGGGGTTAGTTGACGAGACCTTTCAAGTTCCTGCTGCGCTTCGTAATGTTCGCCCTACTGCTGAAGGCTCTTTTCTAACTGACCTCTCCGATCCACGTGTTCTTGCAGCACTTGGTGTGTCAGGGGCTGCAGGTCTAGGCGCAGGACTTTACGGACTCAGCCAGGGACAAGCCGATCGAGTACAAGGCGAAATGCCGATGAGTGGAGCAGCGGACTCTGTCACGGCTGTGGCACCTTCTCCAAACACTCTTTCTCAGACTCCTGCAGTTGATACTTCTCAGGGAGGCTTGACTGCTGCTGATCTTCTGCTTTTAGAGCAAGCAGGCAAGGGGATCACCACAGGTGAAACTGCTATTACTTCTTCCGTACAGCAGGAAATGGAGACACCTTCCAACGTCCGCCCATTCTCTCCAGGGGGCTCAGTTATCAGTAATAACGGAGCAGACGAAAGACGCAGGCAAACCAATCAGCAGTACGGTGGAATTGATGGAGTGATCGACAAATACACAGAGCCGATGTCTCCTGAAAAGTACTCAAACATTGGAGACTACTACCGTGATCGAGACAACTACGCTAATCAAACGGCTAGAAAGGCTCTTATTGCTGCAGCTGTTTCTGAGTTGAGTGGTCTTCAGGAAGAGGCAAACACTCAGTGGGCTATGAGTAACCCAGGTCTAGCTTATGAACTGCAACGACAAGCACTCAGTGCACCGCAGATGAATCAACAGACTCCATCTTCTTTTGCTGGTGTTGAAGCGGTTTCTGATCTTGGTAGTAATGCGGTAGAAGCGGCTTATACCGGTGCTAATGGCATCGGAAATTCTGATCTAGAGGTTGTTACACGACCGCGTCAACAGCCAACTTTGACCAACCTTCCTGAGTCCATCCAACGCCGTCTCTCCAACCAAGGGTACCTGCGATGAATTTCGATTTCGGTTTCGACTACAACGTTCCTTACTCTCTTCCTGCAGGAACTTCAATGCCTACGTTTAGCACTGGCGGCGGAGACTTTGGGAGCTACGGAGCACCTAATCCAGCTCTAGACACTTCTTTCGGGATTCCACAATCCTCTGTAGGACAAACTTTTGGAAATGCCTCATCTGCACAGAGCGAAGGTAACTTTTTAGATCGTTTGGGGAGTTTTGCGAGAGACATCACTCCTCTTCTCTACGGTGCTGGAAGTATTATCGAAGGGATTAGGGGAGTACCTAGCAACCAAAGTCGCTTTGCTGGTTTTAACCAAGGCGTACAGCTTGACATGCTCGCTCGTTCGCTCGGTTACAACGACGGTCGAGAGTTGATTGAAAGTGGTAAGACTGGAGTCAAGCCACCCAAGCCAGGTGAACAAGGGGGATCTGTGATCAAGCCTTCCGTACCTCCCGTCGAAGATTTGACTCAGTTCAGAGGCACACCTGAAGAAGGAGCTGCTCAAGATGGCAAGACACTTGGACTGTCTGCTGTTTTAAGAGGCGCAAACGAATACGGAATTTCTCCGAGAGAGTTTGTTGAAATGGGTCGGCAGCGTGGTTACGAGTTTGGACCTGAAGCAATGAGACAACTAAGCACCGCTCTTAGTTCTCAAGGTTTGAATCAGGCGAACTAAGTAATTCAGGTATGTAATCTCTAATTCTCCGGTGTTAACATTAGATTACTCTCAGACGTAGTAGGCAGTGGCAAGTACCTCCACCAATAAACAGCCGCTTATGGTAGATCGCCCTTTTTTGAGGGGTGCGAGGTTTACTGAGGGTTCTGCTGTAATCAACCCTGCTACGCCTGATTTTTCCACGCTGACTCAACTAGTCCGTGTGGGCGACATTCCTTCTGAGGACGCAGCACTAGTTGAAGATATCTGGTGTGTCAGTAATGAAGCGTACCCTGATAATGCGGGTATGTATACGGCTGAGTTTGGTCTATACGTCTACGCTCCCAACCAGTCTGCTCCTGCCACATCATTTCCCATGATGATTGGTAAGTATGAAATTGGTTTGTCTGGTGGTAAGGATGGATTACCGCAGCCTGTTATTCTTCCCTCGACTAATGCTCCTACTCCTCAAACAGGCAACACTAACCTCCTGAGGCCAATCATGATTGGCAAAATGGAAGGTCTGTATCTGGAGAAGGGGTACATTCTTTGCGTGGGTTATTTAGGAGCTGGAGGTAGTCCTACAACGTTTACTCCTTCAGGTTCTTTGAGTGCTTCTGGTGTAACTTGGTTTGCACAAGGTGGGTTCTATTGATACATGGCACGAAGAAAAGGTTCTGACGGTTTTTCGTTTAAGGACTTTAAACCCCCTAAAGAGTCTTTTGATTTTGGAGGGGTTAAAGGTGCTAGTTCAACAAGTCAACTAAACCGACCTCTTCCTTTTAAAGAAAAATTTAGACCTGAGTTTAACCTCAAAGACTTAAGCGTTTTAGACAACTATAACTACGCTTCTCTGTGGACCCGATGGAGACGTGGATATGAACTTTTCATGTACGCGAACCAGCGGTTCGTTGGTCTTAACTACAGCTTTCGCTATGCCGTAAACGGACAGGCAGGTTCAGGAAGTCTCGAAATCCCTGGTATCTGTTACATGTATCCCGCAACAACGCAGGATATGGCAATGAGGATGACTCTCATCCGACCTAGAGACACCATTAATCTTCTTGACTACGGTATTTCAATTAAGAGTGTCACTACTTACGACGCAGAAAACAACATATTGGCTGTAGAGCTGTCATCTAATTTTGGTGCTCCGATATCTTTTATGACCGGTGAGGTGGTATCAGATCGGTTTGATTCAAACGGCAACGAAAAAAGCATATACAACAACTACACCGTGGTTGGTGTCGGCACCTTAGCTGGAGGTCCACAAGAACCCACACCTCTTCCAGTTTTTGATTCTCTTTTTCTATCGGTAACTGCAGACACTAGTTGGACAGTCTTTGGTAACGATGTGCTTGCGAGTCCTGCTGCACTCGACCCCGTTCCTGGAGATTTTTTTACAACAGCAATGAGGTTTGGGTGTAACTGTCCTGACTACCTGGGCAGAGATGACTTTAATCTCTACAAATACTCTTCTATGAGGAGTTACCCCTACACCAAACCTCAAGACTTAAAACCGGGTTTTTACGACGCTGGTACAGAAACATATACGGGTGACAGACCTGCTGCCACACGTGATTTACCAGGATTTACAAGAGATTTTGGCTTTATCTACACCAACAAGCTGCTCGATCCTCCGGAATATCAGGACAATGCAGGATCGTCTTACTCAGATCCCAATATGTTCTTTTTTCAACCGAGGTTTTGTAAGCACTTGTACGCCTCGTGGTGGGACATGCAGAACCGCTTTCAAACACAGGCTTTTGTGGCTCCTTACTTGGCTGAACCCAACGACGAACCAATGGACCCGGCTTACCGAGAGTATTTTTATAAAAACCTTGCAAAAGCAACTGATTTCAAAACTCGATCCAGAAACTTGGAGTACTGGGAAAGATTTTCTCCTTCAAAAGACGACACTCCGACACACATGCTGTATTCGGATGGATTTCCCACGACTTCAAAAGTTTTAAACTTTGACACGCTGGCATCAGGAAATGTACCTGCTATCCAAGCCAGTGGGTTCACAATGTTCTTTCTGGATGATTTCAACCCACTAATCCCGGTCCCTCCTGAGAACATCCCTATTGTTGACGGAGGTCAATACGAAAACGGTATCCCTGTGGGAAGCGGAGCCCTCCTAATCTACGATTGTGGCGAGTATCTCAATGGTGCCATTGTGGGTCCTCCGATTTATCGTTCTCTTATCAACGGTGGTACTTACTAAATGACTTCTACCCCCGTAACAATTCTTTCGTTCCGAACTGGTCAATCTGCGGATAGACCTTTTCCTGCGTCCCTTACTACTGGTCAGTTAGCCCTGTCCTTTGGTGCCACAGATCCAGGGCTTTACTTCTTGGATTCCGCTAGTGATATTCGAAAAATTGGAGGCGCACAATACGGAACAAATGCTCCTAACTCAACACCAAACGGACAACCCGGAAACTCTGTAGGAGAACTGTGGGTTGATGACACAGCTACCTACAACATGCGGGTGTGGAACGGCTCCGCGTGGGTAGAAATTGGAGCTGGTTTTGCCACTCTGGCTACTACCGCTACTACTGCTACAACCGCAAACTTTGCAACAACGGCTGGCACAGCTACTACTGCTACAACCGCAAACTTTGCAACAACTGCTGGTACAGCTACTAATGCCACTAATGCGGTTAATGCCACTAATGCGACTACTGCTACAACAGCCAACTTTGCGACCACAGCGGGTAGCTGTACAGGACAAGTCAGTACGGTAGTTAGTGGCTCACTACCTGCAGTGGGCGACTCTGGATCACTAGCCTTCGAGACTGTGACCCAATTCCTTTACGTTTCAGACGGAACGGCCTGGAACAAAGTACTGGTCTAATTGGTTCTTAGAGTCGATTTCATCTTCCACGCGGACTTGAACATGTGATTGACGATCTGAGAGATTTCGTTTTCTCCATCAGGGCACTCACATTCTCTGGCCATGACGTACAAGTCTTTAGCCATGTAGCCACCGTTCTCTAGATTTTTGGTATATCGAACCAAACTCTCCGTGGCGTCATAGCTCTTTACATGTTTGAAATCTTTGCATGCACCTAGGAGACCTTTGCCACACATAGGCATGAGGTAGTCCATGGAGCGCACAAGCTCAGCGATGGTGTCAAAATCTTCAAGGTGCTGATGGTACTGTTTCCTCAGAAACCTATGCAGTGCCAAAAAGTTTGGTGATTCCAGATTCAAGTGCAGCATGTGCGCTTGAATATTGAGCTGGTAGTTGTAGGAAGCAAACTCGACAAGCTTAAAAATAAAGTTGTCGATGCTTGCTTCCTTTACGATGACAACTTCTTCAGTGACAACCTCCTCCGTGGGAGCCGCTACAGCCTGAAGAATTTCCTCAAGGTTTGAAGTAGTCATCTAAAACCAGACTCAGATTGTGCACTCAGGTGCAGCAAGCGCTGCCTCAGGAGTTTCGTCCAGTTTAGCCTCACTCTGCTCAGTCAGGTAATCAACCAAGGCTTCTTGTTTGATGCGGTAAAGAGACTTGATACCGTTGGGCTGAAGGTTAACGAAGATGCTCTTGGGCCAACCACCATCTTGGTTGGCTTCAGTAAGTGCAATACGCTTACGAACAAAACCCTGTGAGCAATTGAGTAGCTCAGCAGTCTGGGCAATAGTCAGGAGTTTCGCAGAGTCCATTTAAAACTGAAAGCTCAGTATTCTCAACAGCACGAGAATAGGTCAAAACCATTGGGTTGTTAACCATAAAGTCTGGAATTCATATTTTCTTTCGTATTCGATTGGGTAGAATTATTTCAGTAGTGATGTTCACCGTGGCACAAATAAGACTCGCTGGAGAAGTGTTTAAAGGCTATAACAAACCAAAGAAGGATGTGCAAGGGGGTAAGTCACATGCTGTAGCTGCTAAAGAAGGAGACACCGTGCGGTTAGTGCGGTTTGGAGACCCGAATATGAGTATCAAAAAAGACAATCCAGAACGAAGGAAGAGCTTCAGAGCACGTCATAAATGCGATGAGCCCAAATCTAAGCTCACTGCGGGTTACTGGAGCTGCAAAGCTTGGTGAGCTAGAACTCAGCTAAAGTTAGAAACAGCGGAGCAATCCCGTGGAACATGAGCAAATCTCTGTAGGTCTCACGCTTGAAGACGAGTTCACTCTTACTCGAATTCGAAACGGTGCTAAGCAACTGAAAGGTCGCGACAGAGATAAGTATCTCTGGCAACGCATCTTCCGAATGGTCTGTAGAGAGCGAGCTTATAAAGCAGTGATCGAAGAGCTAGGCATCATGGTCGATCCCTCAGTCGATGTTTTCGACGACAACAACGAAGAGAACCACGTCAAATGAGCAACAGAAACGCCTGGTTAGACCTCATTTCTTACGCTGAGGGCACTCGTCGAGATGGAGGTAGGGGTTACAACGTCTACTACGGCGGAGGCACTTTCGACAACACGCAAGGTCATCCAGGCAGAGTACTGCAGCCTACGCAGAATTCAATCCCTAGTTCTGCTGCAGGTGCGTATCAATTCATGCCTGACACCTGGAAGGGTCTAGGTGGTGGTGCGATGACACCACAACGTCAAGATCAGTATGCATACCAGCTGGGTCTAGGTCGCGGTGTGGATTTTGATACCGCCCCGATTACTGCTGAAAACGTGGCTCTCCTAGCTCCCGAGTGGGCTTCTCTCCCAACCCTTGAAGGAAAGAGCTACTACGGTCAGCCTGTCAAAAGTCTGGAAGAACTTAGTCAGTTTGCAAACACTGGTCGAGTACAGGAAAAAACACAGCAGGTTACTCAAGAACAAGTGCCTACATTAATTAAGGTGATGGAGGGGATTCTGAGTCCTTACCGCACCCCTACCCCTGCTTCCGATCAATCGTCATCAAACATCGACGCTGACCCTGAATTAATATCAGCTGCCTTGGCACCTGATCCAGAGCTAACTACACAAGCTCCAAATAACGACACAAAGATAAAAGAACTACAACGAACTCAAGAGGCAATCTTAAAGCTGTTAAAACAGAAAAAAGGTTACTCTGAAGAAGTAGCTACTAGAAATGCGCTTCAACAAAGTATTAGCGATGCTTACGATGCATTCACAGCCGGAAAGAGTGTAATCTAGATATAGATTTAGCTGTTATCCATGCCTGTCGACAAGCCTGCTAGTGGAAGCGGTTCTGGTGGTGGCTCCAGTTCTTCCTCTGTGTATAGCGATATTGGTGGTGCCCTTGGTGGTATCGGTAGCGTTATCGGAGCTTTCAATAAGGGCAGTGGCGCCTCTAGTTACCGAGACCAACTAGAAGAACTTGAGGAGCGCATCCGAAGATCTACGGATGAGCTAGACCGCAGAGCGACAGAGTACGAGAACAAGATTCTTGGTCTGCAAGAACTAAACGATAGGTTTACAGGCAAAACAACTTCGGACGCTGTTGCTGATTACAAGAAGTACTTCGAGGATGTTGCCACTGGACTGACATCGCAATACTCAGACATGCTGCGTAACTTCCGGCCTGATTTGAGTGACTCCACAAGCGGGGTGGCAGACACCATTGCTACTGCACGTGATCGCTACAGGTTAGGTGAATCAGATGCTTTCACAACGTATGAGGACGTTATCAGCACTGATCCTCGTAAGATCTTCCCTAACGCTCTCGATTTCAGCGCAGAGGTTGGCTACAACCAAGCCAATCCTTTGATCACCTACATGGATGATCCAGACGCTGTGGCAATGATGAATTTCGGCAGATCACAAGTCAATGACTACACTCGTGCAATGACTGACGGTGCTGGCCCTGGTCAATCACTCATGAATTACGGAGTCTGATGCTCAGGCGGACTTCCGTAGAAAGGAGAGCTGACAGTAAAGTTTTTCGGCGATCTCATCACGTCGAAAAAGAAACTAAGTCAATGCGCTTTGCGGGAGAGATTTTTGGCATCGAAAAGAAAAACAGAGAAGACCGACCAAGCGGTAACCCCCGTGGGCTAGGTTTTGCTGATAAAGATAAGTTTGGTCCTGACGAGAACTGGGATACAAAGGATCCTCTCAACAGTACACTCGACCCAACGTACTATAGAAAGTACTGAACTTCTCTATACTTTCCTCTAAGTTATCTGGAGGAGGGAAATAAAATATAAAGCCAAGTACCTTTGTAGACCTCAATGGCTTAAGGTTTTCGTCATCATTTAAGAGCTTAGGTTTTCTCTTCAAAATACACATAGGAAAGTCCAATCCTATTTTTTGTGTGACTAGTAGTGCTACTTCAGTAGATGTTATTAGAGTAATTGCCTGGTGAAACTCTTGTTTAAGCCACTTCTGATAACACAGCTCTAGCCATACTCTCTGAGCAGACTTTTTATATTGCAAGTTTTTTGTAAACAAAGCAGTAGGTTTGGGTTGTTCTCTCTTAAGGAGTAGATCACGAGGTGGAAATAAATATAAATTTTTACAGGTCCAGTCCTGTAATAACCCGTTGTTTTTCCACGTAAAGTATCTTTTTGCTTGAACAACACTGTTGGCGTGTTCGCTAGAGGCTGGATCTAGATCAATTTGGCCGTCAAAGAACGCCGTGGTAGTAGCGATAAGGTCTATGGGAGAAACAAAATCCTTACTGGCAAGTACCATTTACTGGTATCAACCTCATCTGAGCGACAATTTGAGTGCTTTGCATATTTGTCCAGAGGACATCGTAATAGAAGCACTTTGATCCTCCTTTATTTGTTTTAGTTACGACGTTCTTTACTTCGCCTACTCGTAGACCACCAAACTTAGATTTAGCTAATTTTGCTCCTGGTGTGTTTATGAGTATGTTGTGTTTGTTTTCTTGTACAGTATCACCCACTGAAAACTTGGGTTTGGCCTCTCGTTTGTTTCTCTTCCTGCTGGTCATCAGTAAACAAGTCCGTTACTAAGTTGATCGATTGTCTCGTTAATTTGATCTGGATCAATGAGATTGACTGCTATGCCGTCCTCATAAGCCATTGCAACAATCGCTAAGTCAGAGTCTTTTTCTTTTTCAATGACGTTAATCATCTTTTGAAATCCGTCAGCAAAGACATCGTTACAGTCCTCTTGAGCAAGGGAGAGATCGTTTTCTAAATCTGCTTTAGTCATGTACTTGCTTTTATCTGGTGCTTCAGGATTAAAAACAAGTAGACCCAAGCCCATCGCTTGTTTGTTCTCAAAAAAGAGTCTTGTGATATCAGAAAAGATTGTTCTAAGCACACCTGCCGAGATCATCCGTTCAGATTCGTTTCCACTGAACAGCATTTTGCGTAGATCGTTTACTCTCTTCTCGTCAAACATTTTTAAAACTCTTCCAAGCTGAGTTCAGGATACGTCGAGAATCATAGAGGAACTTGGAACTGTTTCTTTCAGTTGGGTCTGTTCTGCAGAAGTGTATACCTTCAACTAATCCACTGTCCCCTCCTGACGCAACACCTTGATGAATGAGTTTATCTAGAGTCACTGAAGGGACATTAAGTCTGTTGCAGATAGTTCGTTTACTAACAAACGCTGTGGTTTCCTGTTTGTCAGTCTGAGAGATACTTTGCAAAGAAGCATCAATACTCTCTAAAGTATATGAAATCTCTTT